TTACTTCAAGCCCGGGGGCAACTCGGAAGGCGAGCAGTGGTTGAAGGCGGTAGCAGTTTTGCCCTGCTTGAACACGAATTTGCCTGGGTTAACCACCGTAACGTCCATACGTTCATTCACAAAAGGCGCCGGGCCTGCGCCGGCGTCGATGCAGCGCTGCGCAACGGTATAAGTCGTACCTTTCTTGCCCTGCACCTGCAGAACACAGCCATGCGTATGCGCCGTACTCAAACCCTTGCCGTCATACTGCTTGATCCCGGCGTTCGCCGGATCCTGGCATGTCTGCGATGCGTCTACATAGATGCCGTGCTTGAGCGGCAGGGTGTCGGCGGCAAACGAGCAGGGCGATATCAGAATCAGGAGTGCCGAGGCTGCGAAAGCGGTGGACCTTCGTTTCGGCGAGCTGCGCGCGAGGCGGCGGTGACTGTTCACGGGTGGTCGAGGATGCATAGGGTTCGGCCTGGATCGGGGTTGATAAATGCCTGACGGGGCTATGGTGGGCGGGGCGGGTGCCGGGGCAACACAATGAATTGGGCCCCCTTGGTTTGCAAGACCGGGGCGTGAGACCTCTTGCCTTGTCTCAACCCGAAGCAAGCCTGAAGCAAGGTAACCGATTGAAATCAGAACGCTTTGGCCTTGCCTCACCGACCGCGGGTGTATATATTCCCCGCTCTTGTCAGCTGACCTCGCGACACGGTTTGTGAAGGTTCAGCATCAGAAGTGCTACCGCCCTGATGGTGAAATTGGTAGACACACCGGACTTAAAATCCGTCGTCCGAAAGGATGTGCCGGTTCGACTCCGGCTCGGGGCACCATTTAAAATCAGGCGCTTACGGAGCAATCCGAAGCGCCTTTTTTGTCCCCAGATTTCCGCAATCGAGAATTCTTTCCGCAATTCACTTCGTTGACGTGATTTTCTTGCCCCTCCGCTGCCTGATGTAATGCTCCGTCATGGCGACGGTGGTGTGCCCCAGCTGGTCTTTCGCCTGCAGGATATCGCCGCTGCTCTCCGCCTTGTCGGTGCCGGCCTTCGCGCGCAGATCCCTCATCTGGAAGTCAGCCTTAGGCACTCCCGCAGCCTCCCTAGCGTCATCGAAACGTTTGCGGAGGATGGCGGCGGTCATCGCCGCGCCTTCAACGGTGATGATCAGCTTTGTCGACCTGGCTTTTAGAGCAGCTTTGCGAGCAGAAATGCGCTGCAGCACCTCCTTCAGCTGACCTGCCACCTCCATGCGCTGCATCGCCGCTGTTTTGTTCTGCCGGATGGAGAGGTAGCCACCGACGATGTCTCGCTCGTCCATCTTGAGCACATCAGCCATTCGCTGCCCGGTCAGATAGGCCAGGTCCATCGTATCGCGAAGAGGCGCGCAACCCTTCTCGTAGACGCTGGCAAACACGTCGTCCTCAATGTAGACCCCCCGGCCAGTTTCCTTGTGTCCCTTCACGCCGGCGCAGGGGTTCGCCAAGCTGGTGTAGCCGTATTCCCTTGCGAAGTTCCAGATCGCACTCATCAGCGCTTTCTCGCGATTGGCCCTGATCGGCGCCTTCTTACCTCGTTCGCGCAGGTACTGCTTGATGTGCTGAGGTTCGATTTCGTCGAGCGGTGCGGGCGGATCGTTGAAGAACGCCAGCAGCTGCTTCAGCTCCGCAAGGTTGTCCTTCTGTGTCCGCGCGGCCTTCGTCGGAAGGATCTCAACGAGGTATCGGCTCGCGACGTAGGCGAATGTCACAACCGACTTTACGTGCGCGGTTGCTGTACGGTCTTTCTCAAGTTTTGCGTACTCCAAGATGGCCAGGCCGTAGTCTTTGCCCAGCGATATTTCCCTGCGTGGCGACCCGCCGAGGTCGTAGTAGTAATAAGTCAGGTTCCCGCGCTTTCTCTTCCTGAGCCTGGTGATGGCTCCCGGCTCAGTTGGACGTCTTCCCACTACCCCGCCTTACGCGGCTGCCAGCCGCTGTGTTGCTTGAGTTGCTCTTTGGCTCCGATGAGGGCAGAGGCTATGACGCATGGCCACCCATTACGTTTAACGGTATGGCGTATGCCGTTACGTGCCAGCACCGCGATTTGCCCGGCCTTGGTGCGAGCGCCGGTCAGCTCACACACCTGCGCATGTGTCAGGAACTCGATTGTGCTCATGGACTACCTCCCTCTGGGGTCTTTGCGGTGCTGAGTGGAAGGATCATTCGGTTCTGAAGACTTCATTCTTAACGGCCCTCCACTCGTTGATATTTGATACTGGGTCTCGTCCGAACCAGAGCTCGGCTTCTGTCGCCAAGTTCTCACGGGCCTCAGCCCATCCGCCGCCCAGGCGAAGCGCTTTCACACGGACTTGATCACCGAGGGACTTGCACTTCCTCAGGCTGGTTGATGCTGTTATGAACATGCAGGTGTCTCCGCCCGCCGTACACCGGCAGGCTGGTCAATGAATCAGGAAGGGTTACTTTGTAGTGGCGCTGTGCTATAGGAGTTTTTTCATGGAGGTTCACATGTCTACGAACTACCAGGCGCAGTACAGGTCTTCTGCCATTCAGCAATGGCAAACGAAAACCTACGGTTCGGAACTGGGCTGCATGCAAGAGCTTGCTCGGCTTCGAGAAAAGTATCCCTTCGCCAGAGTCGTTGATCCTCAAGGTCGCGTCGTGGGCTGAGTTTTCGCTACCTTAAGTGAGCAAACAACGCCCCATTCTTGAATAGCAACGGAGTTGAATAGATGTTCGCGAGAATAGTTGTAGGTCTACTGATCGGCTTGGCTGCAGGCCTGGTTTTGAGCGGGAAAATTTCCCTTGATCCCAAAACGCTGCAAGTCGTACAAGGGCTTCTTGCTGTGGCTGCAATCGGTTTCACTGCGGCTTCCTTTATGTTCGGCGCAGTATTTGGCCTTATGGCAATCGCTGAAATTGCGATCGGCTATTTCACGTACGTAAAAGTGTTCCAAGGACACTCAGCGACGCCCGGAGCGTAGGAGGACGATATAGCCGGAGGATGCCCCCTAAGAGGTTCATCCCGTGACACTGACTGTCGCTAAATCTCGTAAGGGTCGTTAACACGCTTGAAGGGACAAGCATCGATCATTGCATTCCGACTGGTCACGCCGCGGCGGCTTGGCGCTCAGTCGCACGCCACGGATCGTTAGCCCGTGCAAGTGCAGCCATCGGTGGAGGGCTAACGCTGTTGCCGCACATGTGGACCTGCTCGGTCTTCGTGAACGGCTTGCCGTCGGCGCCGTGGGTGATGATGTAGTCCGGCGGGAAGCCCTGCGCCCGGTACAACTCGGCCGGTTGCAGCATCCGCAGTCGGATGTCGACGATCACATAGGGCGTGCCCTTGACCATGACGGTGACCAGGCCAAGTCGATCCTTTGTGGTGATCGTCGGGGTAGGCTTGTCGCAGCTGCTCATGTTCTCGGTGCCGTAGTAGCTGATCAGGAAAGCCGCGACGCGCAGTGCCCCTTCTTTATGCTCGGGCGATAGATCGAAGCTGACCAAGGAGCTCTTGCCTCCGCCGCCTGCCGTGATGGTCGGCGCCGGCTTGGTTAGGTGCTGGCCGACGCTTGCGCCAAACTGGCGCTCCATAAACGCGGTGACGAGTCCGTGATGTGTCCCGCCGGCGCTTACCGTGTGGAGTGGATCGGCGGCTGCGCGGGCGTCGCAGTTGCCGCGCAGGTGCAGGAGATGGGCCGTGGCGAGCATCTGGTGTTGCCCTGTCGTGAGCGTCGGCATCGGGCCCTCGATATCTGACGGGGCGTGGCCGGTCGTGTTGGTAACCAGGGTTGCCGTCACCAGCTGCTGTTGGCTGCCGGTATTCGTGACGGTGGTTACCGGGTCCTCGAGGCTTTTCGCCACGGTGGTGTTGAAGCCGCCGTTCATCTGCGCCATGAACGCGGTGGCGATGCCCATGGCGTGCGCCGCGCCGGCGGGGCGCTGATAGTTGCCGCCGCTGGTGATGGTCGGCAGCGGTTCGTCCAACGCTTTGCCTTCGTCGTTAAACCTGAACTTCACCAGGTGCGCAGAGGCGAGCGCATGCTTTACGCCTCCAGCGACGACGGTCCCCAGCGGTTGATACAAACCCGGCACGCGCGGTTGCTGGCCCGCACGCTCCCCGTAGCCGGTCTGAACCAGCGTAGGATTGATCAATGTCAGTTCGCCGCGGTTGGCGCAGGTCACTTTCGGCAGCGGCTCAAGTGGATCGTTGATACGGTCGCTGCCCTGATGCGTGGCTGGCGCGATGATGGGGCTCACCACCGAGAACGCCCCACCTTTCGGGTAGGACGTTACCGTGCGGAGCGGCTCGTTCAGCGACTGCACCGTCTCAGTCGACCAGTTCGCGATCGGCACAATAAAGGGGGCAGGGTGGTCGATGACGAACTTCCTCATGCCCTTGGCGATTCGGCGTTTGGTGGCATCGGCCAGCTCATCTTTGCGGCCGAAAATGCTCTTACCCAAATCGCTGAAGTCGATGCACTCGGCGGCGGTGCGGTACTTCAGCTGGTCCTTGCCGGGCTTCTTCGCGTGGGTTGGCTCCGGCCAGACGATCGGCAGTCCGTCGCACCGGGCGATCATGAATAGGCGTTCGCGGCTGGTGGGCGCGCCGAAGTCGCACGCTTTGATCACTCGCCATTCGACCACGTAACCGTGTTGCTCCAGCAGCTCCACAAAACGTTGCCAGGTGCTGCCTTTGCGCTTGGGGTTTGGGACCAGAAACTGCTCACCGACAGGAACGATTTCGCCGGGTCCAGCAACCACCTTCACCAGCACTTCTTTGCCCTTTTTGTTCACGCCTGGCACCAGTTTGATGATGCGGCCGGTTGCTTTGTCGCGCTTAGCGATCAGCGGACCCCACTGCAAAATCTGCTTAACGTTTTCCAGGCTGATGACTCGAGGCTTTTTCTTGCCTGCCCACTTCAAGCCGATCCACGACAGGTTGCGGATCTCGCGCTTGCGGGGTTGGCCGCCAGCGGCCTGGCTGTGATGGGTACAGTCCGGCGACATGTGGAACCATCCGACCGCTTTTCCGCCGCACTCGGTGTCCGGATCACCATCAAACACGTCGGTGGTGAAGTGCTTGGCGCCTGGGTGGTTGATGGTGTGCATGCTGATCGCTTTGGCGCTGTGGTTCTTCGCCACGCTGACCTTGCGCCCGAGGCCCATTTCCAGCCCGGTACCGGCGCCGCCACCGCCGCAGAAGAAGTCCACGACGATCTCATCGTCTTGCGGATGGAAGCCGAGGCCGTACTGCGTTTTGAAATCGAAGGGGTGTTTCTTTTGATGAGCGGACATAGGGCATCCTCAACAGTATAGTTCGGTGAAAAAAGCGGGGAATGACAATGTCGTGGGAAAATCTTTTAAAGGTTTGCAGAGAGTCATCAAGGGATGGCTTCTTGGGTACAGGCAGTTTTTTCCGTAGTTGCCATTATTTTCGCGTCGTTTATTCCTTGGCTTCATGAATTATCTAAAGAACGTCGATCACTCAAGCACGCGCGCAGAATGCTGGCTTTGCTATCTCATAGACAAGGTGAGTTATTTCTGTATCCCTATGTGCCTCTCTATAACGCAATCGGGGATTTTGAGGAGCATCTAGTACAGTACTTAGAATCAGGGTACGGCTCGGGATGGAAGGCGCACCGATTAGCGCTGGATAACGTCTCGATGCTTGGGCTCTCGGCTAAAGAACTAAGCGACTTGGTCTTCTTACGTACTGCCGCAGACTATGCACTCGAGCTATACCCTATGCTTAAGTACTGGGAGGCTTTGTCTGATGAAGCTCGCAGATCACCGAGAACGGTAAAAACCTACATGGAAAAAGCCAATCGAATTTACAGCGAGACAGGCATCGTTTCGGATCAGGAACTCTGACTCCGGGAGGTTTTGTGAATGGCGTATTCTTGACGCTCAGGGCTAGAGAACCTTAAGCGAAGTCGCAAAAACGGGCTCTGGATGGCGTAAGAGCATTGCTAGTGGTGCGCAGGATAGGGATGTCGATGTCGCCTAAGCTGCTCATGCTTGCCGGAAGCACACGTGACGCTCGGGGGGCAAGGCAGCGACGACTGATTTTGGTGGCATTGCATTCACTGCACTTGTGATCTACCTGCGTGGACTGATGTCGCCCTGGCCACGCTGTTTGATGTTCATAACAATATCCCACGTGAAAGCCGGAAAACTCTGGTAGCGAATAGTTCATAGGTGGGTTATAGATGTTGACCGGCATTGTGCCGGGCGAGGAGATGTATCATGGCTCAGAGATCAATAGACGACGCCGGGCGGCAGTATGAGATAGAGAGGGTCTGGGAGAAAGATGGAAAATGGTACGGCTGTATCGACTGGCTAAGCCGTGGCAGTGATCCCGTTCGAGCCATCCACTCTATGTGCTTGGTTCCGGGCGAATACGATACAGAGGAAGCAGCTACGGAAGCGGCCGAGAATTTTGCAAGGAACAATCGCCCTGAGTAGTTATAGACACTCTCACCCAGCTAATGGTACGCAGGATTGTGAGTGCGTTGACAATGATTAAAAATTTGATCACTGTGCGCAAAATGCAGGCTTCAACACTGCTCAGAGAGTTCAACTTGGCGGCCGCGATTGCGGCTGTTGATGTGGAGCGCTCTGATAAAAGAAGAGCTAAAAATGAATTCTGTTAAAAGCTGGCTGACTGTCATTATTTGTTTAAGCTCGTTGGCATCGTGTGTTTGTTGGGCTAAATCTGCGAGGGCGTCAGTACCTGCTGTCCTCCCTGGCAGCATTTTAGTATGGACATCTGAAGACGGATCGCAGACGGATTTGATGGCGACCGCAATGAAGCAGTCTAAATGGAACAAAATTGCGGCAGCTTTTGCATCTGTTGCCGCTGTAGCCCAAACACTGCTTAGTGCATTGGCCTAAGTCTTAGTTGATGTATGTATTGGAGTTCTTGTAGTGCCATACGTGACGGTCAAATATGATAATAAAGGAGGTCGGTGTTGAAAGATGAGTTGCTCGTTCCCGTAGTTGGTGCGGTATCCGTTGCATTGATTGGGGGAGGTATTTCGTTGGTCTTGGCAATCCTCGCAAAGGATCAAAAAACATCGGAGTTTCGACAAGCTTGGATTGAAGGCGTTCGTGAGGATGTGTCAAAGCTCGTTGCGCACTTCATGGTGGTAGCTACGTTTTCAAAAATGCTCCGTGGCAAAACTCAGGCAGATATCCACCAATATATAATGAGCAAGGAGGAGCATTTCCTAGAAATCTCGCTCTTGGTAATTCGAATCCGACTGAGGATGAACAAGCGCGAACACGCTAGCTTTCTAAAGCTTTTGTTGGAAACCGAGGGGGTCGGTGCTGATAATGAGCGTTATGAAAAAATGGTTGATGCCATTGTTACTCAGAGTCAAGATATTCTGAAAGCTGAGTGGGTTAGGGTGAAAGGCGGAGAGCGGTCTTTCCGGCTACTGAAGAGCACGTCCAAAGTTCTTCTACTCGCGGGCCTGCTCAGTGGCGGGTGGCTCGCATACACCTATTTCATCCGCCCGTAATTGGAATGCGTTGGCATTAGCACCTCGTCACCCGGATTAGACTTTGACTAGGTTCTCCTTTCCCCATACGCCTGAGCTAAATTTCGAATCCGGCTACCTTAGAGCTTACGCATCAGGCTTTCGTAACCGAGGTGCTTGTCTATCGCGGCGCATTGATATGAACTTTCCGCTGACGCAAGTCCAGCGAACCCGCCTATCATGGCTGCGACGAAGGGGCAGGGTTGCGTCAACGTCCCAATGCGGGAGATTGCGAGGAGACTTCGCTGCTAGAGCTGGCGTCGGTGTTCTCACCGGGCAGTTTCGCCAGGGAGCCAATTCGAGACGCGGCGGGCGTCAGCTATTCTCTCCCAAATCCAAGCCGATCTGACTCACTCGCTCCGCGCAGGCCGGGTTCAGCCAGATGCATTCCGTGCGGCTTGCCGTGCCGCGCCCTGCGGATATCCGCGCCGACGTGCTGTAGCAGCGCCAGTCAGCAAGCAGTTCGCTGTACAGCTCGCTTGGGTAACCGGACAACACGACCATTCCTTCTAGCTCGAGCAAAACGCCGAGCAGCTTCCGGTGTTCTTTGTCGTCCATCTCATGCCGGTAGTAACGCCCGGTCGATGCGCCCTTGTACCTGGTGTCGTGCACGTACGGCGGGTCGACGTAATGCAGTGTCGTCGCTGAGTCGTGTGCGGTGATGATCTCAATGCCAGGCCGGTTCTCGATCAAGACGCCGGCGAGCCTTTGTCCAGCGGCCGCGAGCGAGTCGGGGTATTCGGCCCAGAGTGACTGGGCGGTGCCGTACTGACGCTTGGTGTCTATGCGGAAGCCGGTGACGCCCTTCGTTGCGCCGGCTGAGCCAAAGCCCATCTGTGCGCGAATGACTGTGCGCCGGGCGCGCTCAATCGGATCGTTGGCCGGTTCCCACGAAAGCTCGAACTCTGCTCGCGAGTAGGGCGTCAGCACCAGTCGCTCGACAAGCGCCGTCCGCGTCGCCGGATCCTGAAACACCCGAAACAGGTTCACGACGTCCCCATCCAGGTCGTTGTAAACCTCGGCGTAGGAGCGCGGTTTCTGCATGAGCACGCCGGCAGCGCCGCCGAATGATTCGACGTAGCAGGTGTGGGGCGGGAAGTGCTGCAGCACCCACGGTGCGAGTCTGAACTTGGCGCCGTGGTACCGGATGACGGGAGCGGAAATGGTCATGACAATCCTTGAAGCTGCTCCACGGTTACCCCTCTACACTGGCGCGCTTGATTTGATCGGTCAGAAGAGTCGGCACGCCGTTAATGACGAGCGTGTCATTGTTCTTGTCGTACTTCACCTTCGTGCCCAGCAGGTGCGCTTCAAAGCTGATCGACAGGCCCTCCACGCGCCCGGTGAAGCGTTGAAATCGGTTGAGCGTTCGCTTATCGGCAGGGATCGCCGGCGACAGCCCATAGTCCTTGTTGCGGATATGGTCGTAAAAAGACCTGGGTTGATCCTCATCCACCAGCCCGGACAGTTCCTCAAGGATGATTGGCTCGCCCAATTTGGTCTGACTCATCGCATAGTCCACCAGGGTGCGTGTCTTCTCCCGTGCCGCCTCCTCAGGCAGATCCTCGTTTTCCACAAAGTCGCTGAACGCCCTGAGCAAGGTACGGGTTTCGCCAGGAGCGTCGATGGCTTCCTGACAGCCAATGAAGTCACGGAAGTACTCCGTCGCTTTCCTGCCGTTTTTGCCTTTGATAAACGAGATGTACTGCCGAGACGCCGGATTATTCTGCCATTCGGACAGGTTGATCCGTCCGGCCAGGTGGAGGTGATCGAGGTCGAGATATTTAGCTGTGACGGTCCGGAGGTCTTGGTCAACTGCGATGCCTTCCGATTGCTGAATAACCGCAATGGACAGGTACTCGGTCATGCACTGCTGGTAGTGCACGAACAGGACGTGCCCTCCGATGGCGAGGTTTGACTCTTCCATCAAGTGCTGCAAATGCTCGACCGCAACCACGCTCAACTCGTGGAAGCTGATCTCGTCGGCGATGTACTTGCTCAGCCAGCCCCGCAGCGGGTGTGCGCCGGACTCAGCGTGGAACAGGCCCCACGCCTTGCCTTGCTTGCCGTTGTAGCTCTCGTTCAAACGCCATAATAGGTCTTCGTTTGCTTGCGATTCGGGCAGCGGCTCGCGGCCGGTATGAAGCAGGGCGGGGCTTCCATCGGGTTTTTTGTCGATCATGTGCATGATGATTTTGCGGATTGGCATTGCAATTACCTCAGGCGAGTTGATGCCTCCGAAAATTCGGTGGCGGATAGGTTCGTGGTGGGATATAGATGGTGGCCGGCACAGGGCCGAGTAGGTCAGAGGAAGACTTAGGATGTCGATTTCCAAAGCAATGCATCAGTCATTTGCTGATTTTTTCGCCAAGCCGAGCAGCGAGACGTTGAGACCTCTGTTGCAACTTAGCGTTGGCGAAACAGATAACATTGATTACAAGGCTGAATGGCCTGAGAAAACAAAGTTGGCAAAACATCTTTTAGCTCTAGGCAACTCAGGAGGCGGAATTCTGATTGCCGGAGTAAGTGATGATGGAGTTAACGTTTCAGTTGGGTTGAAGGATTTCAAGGATAAAACTGATATCGGAAGGCAAGTGTCAGCATATGTGCCAAAGGACTTGGCATATGAGGTCTTTGATTTCGATTATGGCGAATCCGAAAATAGCGATCTCAAAGGAAAGAAGTTTCAGGTATTAATGGTCGATAGCTCTCCACAAAAATTGCCCTACCTCGCAATGAAGGGAGGAGATGATCTGAAAAACAACGCTGTTTACGTACGGAGAAATTGCTCAAGTACGGAGGCCACGCACCAAGATTTGCAGAAAATACTGGATGCAAGAATCGCCACTCAGGATGCAGCTAGGCGGTTGTTGGATCTAGATGAACACTGCGAGCAATTAAAGGTTCTATACGATAAAATTTCTGATGGCGCATCTACAATCGGATTCTTTATAGGAAGCGCAGTGGCAAGGTTTATGGAAGCTAATGCCAAGCTGTCCGGAGGACAAGGAGTAAAAGAATCCTATCAAGAATTTATGAAAAAATGTATAGAAAAAAAGAAAGCTAGAATCGAAAAGGAGCTTGATATCTAGCAGTTCGCGAAACTTTATCGGCGTAATTGAGGTATTCAGTTAGGGCGCTATGCGTCGATTTTGCAGTGCTCGTTCAACTTTTATTAAATGCCGGCATTGTGCCGGTTGAGTGAGGTACTAATGTTGCATTCGGCTTACGAGGATAGATTCAAGGGGGTTTATTACAAGGTCAGCTTCTACGCTCATCCAGATGGCTGGACATTTAAGCTTGATATCGAAGACATGCCGCACATTAGCGATGGCGATTTTCGTTGGAAAACTAAGGAGGATGCACATCAAGCTGCGACAGATATCGCTGAGGATATGATCGGGCGCTAGTCATCACGGCCTATCTGCGATTCGTCTAACCGGTAAGCAAGCTCGATCTTCCGCGCCACGATTGCCGACACAGTGATTTCGTGGCGCGGGACTTCAAGCAACTACAGGGCTTGATCAAGCCCTAATCCGTGAAGATTGTGAATCAGCAGCGTCAGCTCCTCCACCGCCCAGGCCTTCAGCCGAGCAAGCGCTGGCTTGTTGCCGGCGCTGACTTGCAAGCTTCAGTTCCTCATCGCCGCCCCCAGTTCGCTTCAGCGCCGCCTTCTCATCGCTGCTGTTAGGTAATTGCCATGATCTTCCGTCTTAAATCGCTTGGCGGAGTTTTTGCTTCATTGCGCGCCTGCCTCATATGCTGGCGTCCTGCCGGTGAGATATTCCGGGTCTTTCGCTTGAGCACCGTGTCAGGATCAATCCAGTCCCGTCGCTTCGGCGGGATCGGATTTCCCGTGAAGCATTCGCCCTGCAAGATCTGACCACCGCGGCTCTCGAACTCCGCTACGGCCGCCGCCAGTTCGGCGGACCTGATCCGGTTCTGCGCGTCAGGATTCAGGCTGAAGCTAATCATGCCGCCACCTGCTGCAGCTCGACGCCGTCCATGCTGAAAGCATCGCCATGAATGAGGACCAGGTCGTCAAGCGCTCCCCAATTTACGGTCAGCAACGAGAGCGGGGCGCGGCCTTCGTAAACAGCTTTGACCAGCGCCTCCAGGTCTGTGACCTTCGCTTCCAGTGTGGTCGGCTTCGGCGGCACCTTCGCCGATGGTGCCGCGGAGGTGACATGCCGCGCGGGTGGCTGGGCCGTGTTGGCAGCAGGAGCAGGCGCCGGCGCTTTGCTCACAGCGGCTGCGGCCTCCCCGAGCTCGTTCGCCTCCCGTTCCAGTCGCCGCGCCTCTTCCTGACGAATCTGCTCGCGCTGCGCTTCGCGACGAATCTCTTCGGCGCGCTGGTGCTCACTGATGCGCACCTTGATCAGCGGGACCAGGTCCTCGTTCTCCTTCAGCACCAGTTGCTGCAGGTCGTTGAACAGAAATACGTAGTCAGCCGCGAGCTCAGCGAAGCTGTTCAGGTTGGTGCGCATTTTGTCGCCGGTTTGGCTGGCTTCGATTTTCGCCCGGGCCAGTTCGCTGTCCGCCGCGTCGCGCAGGCTGGCGATGGTCTTTTTGCCCTTGATGGCGCCGGCGAAGTCAGCGACGATCTTCGGCATCCGCGCCTTGCCGCCAAGGGTGCTGTTGATCTGGTCGATGTGAACCTGCAGCGACTTTGCTGCGGTCATCACGATGTCTTCCCTGATCGCGGCTTTGCGTGCCTTGACCAGCTTGTCGAGTTCCAGCCGCTTGGCGCGCGCCTCGCTGCTGATCTCGTCAATCGCGCGGAAGAGGGCGTCGATGCTTTCGGTTTGGCTCAGCGCGTGCTGCTTCGCCGCGGCCAGGCGATCTTCGACTTCGCTGCACCACTTCACTGTCTTCTCGGCGTCGGCGAAATGCTGGTCGGTCTGCAGATCCGTGTTGATGGCCGCGAACACGGCCAGCGAGTGAGCCTTGAATTGTTCAAGGTTGCTGGCGGTCACCATGCCGGTGACTTCGATGCGTAACGCAGGGAGCGCGTCCGGCGTTTTGCCTACCGCCTCGGGCGCTGCTTCGCCTGGCTCGTAAGCCGCCAGATCTGCTTCAAACTGCTTCCAGCCGGCAACGAGCTTCGCGGCACGGCCGGGCACGGGGAAGTACTCCATCGAGACGAAATTCTCTTCGGTACCGTCGGAGCAGACGAAGATGACTTTTTCGGCGCCCGCGACGAGCAGCTGCTGTTCGAGCTGCCAGAAGTAGTGGGCGTCCAGTTCACCGGCGCGCACGTCGGCAGCGAGCTGCTCGTTCCACATTTTGTGCTCGAAGAGGATCTCGCCCAGCATGGTGCAGCCATCGAGGGAGGCCAGCAGGTCGCCTTCGGTACCGACGATGGGGAACAGGTCTTCATCCAGGCGGGCCTCAAGTATCGGCCGGGCGCTGGCTTCGGCTTCATGGCCTTTGTCGAAGAGGTACTTTTGCACCCACCACGAGATATCGCGATCAAGCCCGGTCTTCTTCGCGTGCAGCAGCTCGTTGCGTTTCAACTGCTTCGAAGCGCCCATCATCGCCGGGGCTTCCGATGCGGTGTGGTAATTGGCGCGCAGCGCGTGCCATTCGGGGCTTCCCTGCGCAACGTTATGGATTTTCATGCGGATTCTCCTTCGATGGGCGCGAGGTTGTTGATCTGCTCAATCTGTTGCTCGCTCAGGGTGTATTTGCTGCTGATGGTGGCGATCAGGTGCCCGGGCGATGACTTGCGGTCATCGACGGACTTCTGCCACTTGGGCAGGTTCTCGGCGAACTTGGCCTCGGGGTAGGGCGGCAGGCCGGCGGGTTCCGATTCGGCACGGGGGGCAGGGGACACATCGCGGACGCGCGGAGCGCTTTCTTCCAGTTCGTCGGGGCTGTACACGCCGAGGATCACGTCCGGGCAGTAGAGGCGTGACCATCGCTTGGTGGCGAGGTAGGCGAGTTGCTGGCGTGGATCGTCAGCCCACAGCGTGCTGTTGCGCGTTCGTGCCTGGGCCAGCAGCAGTTCGAGGACGCGGGGCTCTTCTTCGCCACGGAAGGTCGCCCAGACCTTCACGCCGAGCCCTTCCTCGTCGGCCATCTTCCAGCCCGGCACGCGGTACTCGCCTTTCTCGCCGGTCTTGATCGTGAACTTGCCGATCACCTTCTCCCACGCGCCGAACCACTCGTAATGCAAGCGATCCAGAACCGGCGCGCAGGTCGTGATGACGGCGTTGACCAGCTGCGCCTCATAGCCGAGGACGCCGTTCACCAGGTGCGTTTTCTGCGCGACGGCGAAGGGGTTCATCTTCCACTGCATTGACTGCATCACCACGGCGAGGCAATCAGCTGCGTTGCCGTTGAAGTGTTTCGGCATCGTTGCGCGGCCGCCGGCCATGACTTCTGCCAACCGCATCATCTTGTCGAGGCTGTCGCCATCCAGCACCAGGGCGCTGGTGCTGGTCGCGGCGTGGGTAATGAGGTTGAGCTGCTGCTCATGCGCCACGGGGGCGGTGTTTGGTGCGGACACGGTTGCTCCTTGCGCCATGCCGTTGCCGGCGCGCTGCAATAAAACGGGGAGAGGGTTACTGGGTGATGTGCTCGGCGTAGGCGCTGACCAACATCCACAAAATGGAGACGACAAAAGTGAGTGCAGAACCGCGCCAGTAAGCCGCGCGACGGGCTCGTTGACGGCTCACACGGAACTCCATTGCACGTCGTTCAGTTCAGGGCGGGGATCGCGATAACCATCCACCCGGCAGCGTTGCTGGGGCAGCATGATGGTCGGGTTGGCGCGCGGCCGAAGGCGTTTACATCCCGGGCATTCGATGCCGAACATCGCTCGCAGGCGCTTTTTGTGCTTCTTGATCGCGGTCTGCATTTCACCGAAGTCACTCATTGCGCACCTCATACGCCAAGGTCCATTCGCCGCACAGACACGCGCGGCGGCTCCAGGCCTGAGGATTGGAAATGTGGGCCTGCTCAGCAGCACGCATCGCGTCCTGCATCGTCAGCCCTTTGAACACCATCAGCACGCGATCGGGTGCGACGGCCAGGTGACGCGGCAGCTCGCAAATTTGCTCAGTGAAAAGCGGTTGGCCAGTGGAAGTGGTCATGCCGAATCCCTCGCGTCTGACGTCCCCATGAAGCGGGCATCGATGTCTCGAATGCGCTCGCAGTAGCGTTTGAATTCGTCGCCGGTGATGGCCCGCAGCTCGTGGCTGACATTCACCGCGGTGTACGCGGCGTTCGAGTAGACCAGGTGCATGTCGGCATGCCCGGCCGCCAATGTGCTGATGGCCGTGTCGATCAAGGCGACGGCTTTGGTGTGGCTGGACTCGGCACTCATGCCGCCCACCGTGATCGATGCATGCGGCTGTCGATCTCGTGCCAGAGCGCAACGCGAATGGCGGTGTCGTGCTGTGCGGCGACGGTGCGCAGGTCCAAAGGTTGGACGTCCTGCGGCTTACCGTTGCGGTCATAAGTGATGCCTGCCAGCACGAGGTAATCAAGCTCGCGAGTGCCCATGCAGTCCCAGTCGCTGTCGCGGTTATCAGGCTGGGGCGGCGTGTTTTCGCAAAGAGTCACCTCCACCTCGAGGACGAACTCTTCCACAATAATTTCGTAAGTCATGGTCGCCTCCTGGGCGAGCTGGTTGAGCGGCCACAACGAGCGCCGCTTTGGGGCTAAGAAGCCAGCTGATCCGCAGGTTGGGTTGCGCTCGATAGCTGGTCTTGAATGCGCTGGTAGATTTCCTCCCTGTGCACCTGAATTTCGCGGGGGGCGGTGATCCCGATCCAGACCTGCTGGCCTTGAGCTCGGGTGACGGTGATCTGGATGTCGTCGTTGATGCGGATGGTTTGGCCGGGGCGACGGGTGAGGATGAGCATCTTGAGTTCCTTCTGACGTTGGTTTCCCAATGCAGCCTGTTGCCAGGCTGCATCAGTGAAATCGCTTTCAGGGCCGCGATCCGCTACTGGCGTCGATCGGGGGGGTGTATCGGATGTATTCCTCGCCAAGACGCCGGCGTGCCGGGCGCTCTAGCTGGAGGGGTTGCTTCGATCCGCTGTTACTCGCCACCTGCGGATTGGGCGCTGATTTCTTTCCATACGTTTACGGTTTGGGCCTTCAGGACTACTCGGATACGGCGCATCAAGGTGGGTATCGCCCACGCTCGATGCGTTAGTCCTTTTGCTGGCTGGAGGCCATTGAACAGTTTGGTTTTTAAAGAGCGGTGAGGGCAGCGGCAACTCGGTCGTCAGTGCTGCTCGAAACGAACATTACCCCAGGGTAACTATTGATATCAATACCTATAGGTAATTTTTTGAGCGAAAAAAAACCCGCATTAAGCGGGCTTTGGACTTTCTGCTGGATTCGGGTAGGGGTTAGGAGTCTGCGAGAATCAATTTGGCAAAAGGCATTGCGGCTTCCGCCTGACCCACTGCGCCATCCGCCAAGATGTATTTGACACCCACCTTGTTGGCGGCAAATTCGAGTTCAGTGGTGTAGGCACCGAGAGCGTCTTCTTGCTGGTCGTTAAGCACTCGATTCGGGGTCCAAAGCCCCAAGACCAGATCGTCCTTTGAATGCCCGATTCCAACATCGCGCAAGGCCAAGAGCTGGTTGATTTTGCGGTGGGCAGCATCTCTCTGCTGCGAATTTGAGGTGACCGTCATATCCAAAGAAGTGAGGTTGATCGCTAGATGGGTTCCAACGTAGGTGATTGGGATGTTTGCTTTCCCACCATAAAGAGACATTTTGACGTTGAACCGCACCTTCATGCCCTCACGTGTAGCAACCACAATCTCGCGAATCGTGTCCTGAAATCGCGCAAGTGAGCGGTCCGGACCATCGCCTGCCTGGGCATCATTTGCTTTTGCACTAAAGAGCGAGCAGTGAATGAGAGCCGATTTCTCGATTGCATCCAGCGAAGTATTTTTGGTAGGAGTGATCTTACCTTTGTAAACGCCGTCCATATCGGGCTGCCAGCTTTTGAGATCGCCACCCGTTAGCAAAAAGGCTTGAAGCTCAGAGTTGATGCTCTCAGCCAAGCTCATCAAATGCTTTCCATAGCGGCCGAAAACTCGCTCAAGAGGTTCTCGGTGCAGCGTGCATATCACACGAGGGGTTGAGCCGTCGTCCGGGACAATTGCGACGCCTGAGGTAATCCTCTCTCCAGAGAAGCTAATCGGCTCCAAAAGCACTGCCATCCAACGCGCGCTTACTAACCTTCGTTTGCTGACTGGGGTTTGGAAGGCTTCTGCGGCTTCAAAGACAGATGACCTAGCTGGAGACGATTGCATAGTAGAGGCACCGTGTGATGGATTCGATCGCGCAGGAAATCAATGATTTCCTGCCTATCCGTGGCAGGATCGATTTTTGCAAAGTGGCCGTCTTTATCGAGATCGTCTAGACATAGCGTCGCGCATTTATTGACGACCAAGTGGGCTCTTTCGAGGATCCGATTTCTGACGGCTTCATCCCATTCTGAGACACTGCTATCTACCAAGAGATTCCGAACGGGGAGTGACGGGTCTTCCAGCCCCCATAATTCCCACCAAGAGCCTGTGAGCGCTCGGCCATGATCAATCAGCCAGAACTCCTGACGTCCAGGCGAGTAAATGATGTTGCCCAGATGCCGGTCATCATTAGCAATCCATTCGTCAAGCGCAATGGTCCCATCCAGATCGAATTGCTTTTCGACGGCTCGAACCAACGCCAAGGAGGGGTTGCGTAGCGCACGCTCTAGACTGTAGCTGCGGCTCCCAGCTTGTTGGCTCGCAAAGCACACCATCACACCCTGGTTCGCATATGACGAGCCGAACTCTTCAGTGAGATCCGCAGTGTCCAGCAGCACCACGTAAGGTCTGGGAATTTTCATCCCAAGCGCTCGACCTACCTGCGCCGCAGTCAATTCGGCGATGATTTTCCGTGGGTCGAGGCTCAGTTTCACATAGCCTGTAACCGGAGAGCCCTCAGCGTCGATCATCTCTGCCTTGTAAGTCTCACCATCGTTGCCGCTGGTGATCCTTCCCAAGATCGTGGTGACTTCCGCTTGGCCGATGGCCTCAAGCTTATTCGTTATTGAGTTGTTCAAACCTAGCTGCAATCCCTTCAAGTAACACGAGATCCATCTCTTTTAATCGGCCGGCAAGCGCAGCTTTTTCGATGCGCTTAAGCGCGTCGATACTTCGGGGCGTTGCTAAGCCCTTCAGATTCTGCAAACAAGCCATCTTGGAGTTATCAGCTTCGCGCGACGGAGGCGCACTGCGGTCCGTAATCTCGACCTTTGCGTTCGCGAGAGGAATGTCCATCGCATAACGAGGTAACCCGAGCACCGTTTCGATGTGGCGTGCGAAATCCTCGCCAATTTTCTTTCGATTCTCGGGAGCAATTGTCGAGGACAGACAACGCGCTATGTAGCTAGGGCTTTTGCCAAGCTCATCTGCGATGTGCGCTTTTTTTCCGCCAAACCGCTCATTCATCAGCGATTGCAAATTGGCTCTACGAATTTCTGAGATATCCATTCGCGAATCATCACCAGATGTTACCAAAAGGTAAATTCCCCAAGGGTATTGAAATGACATTACCTTGAGGTAATAATCTGACCCTTCAAAAGAGGAGCTTTCCCATGCGCACCAGAAACCAAGCGCTACTTTCTTGGCTGAAGACATCGACAGATCAGCAGGTCGAGGCGACTGGTACGACCCGGGCTTACCTCCGTCTGATTGCCTATGGACACAAAACAGCATCTGCAGAAATCGCCGCCAGGACGGAGTTCGCTACTGAAGGAGCCGTAACTCGTAGGGACCTCAGACCCTTTGACTGGTGCCGCATTTGGCCAGAACTCTTGGCCGGCTCCAATGAAAGCCCGCGTCAGAGCGAGGCTGTAGTGGTGTAGGGCGATTGTCACCCGCGCTGCTGCAGACCACCACGCGAGAAAAACAGAGGTTTTCGCAATGGAAGATTTTGAAAGAACGCTTCACCGCGAGGTGAAGGCCGGCGGCGGTACCGCGCTGGCCAAGCGTATAGGCGTCAACGAAACACGACTGCTGGACTGCGCCAACCCCAACAGGGAAGCGCATCGCATGAACCTGGAGATGTTCGGCCAGGTGCTCACGCATCTGTCCGACGCCGGGCGCCGTAGCGTGTTGGCTGCACTGGTGAACGAGTTCGGCTTCGACATCGTTCCCAGAGTCACGCCGCCGCCTCAGTCCCTGACTGCGTCGTTGATCAACGTCGGCAAGGAAGTCGCCGATCTGACGATCGCGGTTCATCAGGCACTGGGCGACAACCACGTCAGCACCTTCGAGAAATCCCAGATCCGCGTCGAGATCGACCACGTCCGCAAGAGCCTGGACGTGATGGACGCGTCGGTTCGGGCAGCCTGAATTCCAGACATAAAAAAACCGCCGGGCAGGGCGGTTTCTTCAGAACGGTAAGCGAGAAAAAGCATGACAAAAATCGTCTCATTTGACAAGTCCCGAGGGTTTACCCGGATGGACAACGATTTGATGGACGCCTTGATGGCCATCGACTTGCCGGGCCGGGAGCTGAAGGTCGCGCTGTTCATCGCCAAGGCCACGATCAACTTCCAGACGGGTGCATTACGAATCAAGGCCACAGACGTCGCCAAAGCCACCCACTTGCATCCTGACGTCGCATCCAAGGCGATCAGTCATCTGCTCAAGCGCAGGGTCATCTATCGAGAGGGTGGGTCGCGCGGTGACATCGGGCTTTGCGACACGGAGGAGTGGGTTTATGCCGAACGTCCGAGTCGGATCAACCGGTCTGACTCGGATCAAACGGGCCGAGTCGTACTTTTCGCGAGTCAGACCAAAACCGACGACTCCCTTCTCTATTCCAAGAAATCTAACCCCAAAGTAACTCTTCCTTCGGAAGAGGTTACTTGCCCCCCGCAGCAGCCGTCGGCTGAGAAAATCGAGCGCAAGAAACCGTTCGGCAAGCGCGACATGCTCGCCGCCAACCCCCACGGGATTCCCGAGCCACTGCTGGACGATTACCTCGCCGTGCGGAAGGCCAAGCGGGCGCCGATCACCGCACGAATCTGGTCCGCCCTGAACGCCAAGCTCGCCGGCTGCAAGGCTTTCGGCATCGGCGCCGAGCAGGCGCTGACCATCGCCGTCGACTCGGGGTGGCAGGGCTTCGAGGTGGACTGGGTCACCCGCCGCATCGGTGGTCACTCCCACGCCGCACCGTCCCGTCACACCGCGCTGGGTCAGATCGACCACCACGCCAATCTCGGGGAGGCCAATGCCGATGGCTCGTACCGCATCTGAAGTCGTGAGCCTGGTCGGGACGTTGGGCCAGGTGCTCAAGTCCGAAAAGCGCAGCTGCGCCACCCACGGCGAATACACCGATCACCTGACCGGTCTGGGCAAAGCCCGGTCAGCGGCCTGGCACGGCTGCAACCGCTGCAATGCGGCCAACCGCGCTGAAGACACGCGCCGGGAACAGCAATCGCTGATTCGCGACAACTTGCGCCGATCCATCGAGGGCCGGGTAGGGCGGTCCTGCATTCCGCGTCGTTTTGCGGACCGCTCACTGGCAGGATTCCGTGTTGACGGGGAAGGCCAGGCCAGCGCGCTGCGGGTCTGCACGGATTACGCCGAGAACTTTCACGCCCACGCTCGAATGGGCCGCAGCCTGATGCTGCTCGGGACCGTCGGCACGGGCAAAACTCACTTGGCAACGGCGATCGGCAATCACGTCATACGCCGCTTGGGCATGGCGGCGCTGTACCTGACCGCCAGTTCGGCGTTCCGCCACGTCAAGGCGTCCTTCGGCAGCGACAGCCCCCACACCGAGGTGGAGGCATACGCGCTGTTCGAGTCGCCGGACCTCCTGATCCTCGACGAGGTGGGCGTTCAGAACGTGACCGAGTTCGAGAGGACGGTGATGTTCGAACTGATCAACTCACGCTACGAGGCCATGAAACCCACCATTGTGATTTCCAACCGGGGCAAGGACGAGCTGCCGACCTACATGGGCGATCGCGTCGTGGATCGACTGCGCGAGAACGGCGGGAAGCTGGTGCTGTTCACTTGGGAGTCGCAGCGCGGCAAGGAGAGTGTTTGATGGCTGACTATTCGAAGCTGAGGGCATTGGCTCAGAGACAGGCCAACCCCGGGAACTGGTTTCAACCTGGCGAAGTGGTCGCGGGCATAGAGCCTGAAGACTTGGAGTACATCGTCGCTGCGAATCCTGCAGCGGTGCTTGAACTGTTCACCGAAGTCGAAGCGCTGCGTGCGCAGACCCAGACCCAGACCCAGACCCAGACCCAGACCCTGCAGGCTGCACCATGACTGAATTCGCCCTCAAGTCACCCGCCGACATCGCCCGCATCATGGGCTACCTGCACGGTACCGACCTGACCAAACCGAAGCTGGTGGTGATCAAAGACGAAAAACGCCCGGACATCAGCAATCGCAAGATGTGGGCGATGCTGCGCGACGTGTCACAGCAGGTCGATTGGTACGGCAAGAAGCTCTCGGACGAGGACTGGAAACACGTTTTCAGCGCCTCGGTCGAGAAGCAGCGCGCAGTGCCTGGGCTCGATGGCGGGTTTGTCGTGCTGGGCATCTCCACCCGCAAGCAATCGCAGCAGTGGTTCAGCGATTTGTTCGAAGTCATGCATGCGTTTGGCGCGGAGCATGGGGTCCGGTGGACGCAGGCTGATCTGTGGGGTGGTCGGTATGACTGAGTTGGCCAAGGTCTTCCATCAGGCCGGCGCCATGCTCGCGCGCCCTCATGACGTGCCTCCCGGCCGCCGATGGTCTGGAGGTGAGTTGTGATCGGACAGGCAGCTAAGAAGTCGCCGCTGACGCGCAAGCAGCGCCACTGCGCCAATCCCGTCTGCACCGCTGATTTCGTCCCGTTCCAGCTGGGCCAGAAGGTTTGCACTTGGCAGTGCGGCCTGGCCATCGCCTTTACGAATCAGGACAAGGCTCGCAAGTCGCTCGCCCAGGTCGAGCGTCGGGACATTAAGGCCCGCAAGGAAAAGCTGAAGTGCAGATCCGAGCACATGAAGGACACGCAGGCAGCCTTCAACGCTTGGGTGCGCGCTCGTGACGCCGGACAGCCCTGCATCAGTTGTGGCCGCTTCCACCAGGGCAAGAACGACGCCGGGCACTACCGCACCGTTGCCAGTGCGCCAGAGCTGCGCTTCGAGCCGCTCAATTGCCACCTGCAGTGCTCGCCATGCAACACGCATAAGTCGGGGGACATCGTGAACTACCGGATCAGCCTGGTGCAGCGCATCGGCGCGGAGAAAGTCGCGTGGCTCGAAGGCCCACATGCGCCGAAGAAATACACGGTCAGTGATTTGAAGGCGCTGACCGCGCAATACCGGGAACTGACCAGAGCATTGAAGAGGGGAGCAGCATGAAGATTTTTTCCGCACGTCAGGCCTGGCATGACTGCACCTACAACCCGGCGCCGGGACAGAGTTCGGAGGTGGTGCAGCTTGGGGTTGTCGTGCAGAGCACCAAACGCGGCCCCACAGCGAACCACGCCATCCACAGCGCGTTGGCCGGGCACATCCAATCGGCTATCGCCAGGCTCCATCCCCAAGTCCGCGTGTTCGGCGAATACATGTATGCGGCCAATCGGGACGACGACATCCGCGCGGCTGCGGAGGAGGTCGTGTTTGGCATGGTGGTCTCGAAGTCCAAGCGCATGACTGCCGCCAAGCGCGAGAAGCTGGTTTATGTGGTGAAGGGAGTGATGTTCCGGTACCGCTACATGCACCAGGGTGGGCAGTCGGCGAATCAGGATCCGCTGATCAAACCGGAAGGGTTTCGGGGTTGGCTGATGGCCGAGCATGGGGTGCGCCTTGAATCGTGTAACTGGGACCGCGACTGGCAGTGCTTTGTGCGTTTGGCTTTTGACTGCTGCGAGGACCTGGATCGCATGGCGTTAAGTCCGGTAGGCGCGGTGATCTACTCGATGCGGGAGGCCGCTTGACTTCATGTGCGGCTGAGGGCATCATTTTGTCACATTGAGTATTTTGCCTACGGCAACTTGCTCTAGAAGCCCGCCATTCGAGCGGGCTTTTTTGTGCCCGAGCCTGTTAGAAGTCGCTCTTCTTGAAGGACGCTGGGTTCGCTTGATCGTTAGTTATTTTCAGATTTCCGCCGTCAACGCTGTAAGTGGTCATCGCGTCGCCCCCAGCGTAGTTTTCGCGCCAGCGGCCCCACTCGCGAGTGTCGGTGAGGAACGTACGCCAGACCACTCGGTCGTCTTCAATCTTGCAGCGATATTTGAAGCTGTCGCCGTCAGGCCGCTTATAGGAAATCTCAGGCGGATCTGCATTCACCGTCTTCATGGATTTCGTTTTGCGCCCCATCTCGACCGATATCGTGGCCTTGCATAATTCAGCAGGTGAGAAATCGGCGGCTTGGGCAGATGTCGCTGCTATGGAAACCGCTGCGGTGACAGCAAAGAGGATGGCTTTCATATGTTTCGTCCGTGAGGCTTATTACGGGAAGCGCATCCTATCGGGTGAACGGATCACACATCAAATTTGTGGTGCCAGAACAGAAATCTGATGCCGCTATGCATGCCTGTACGGAGTCGAGCGCATGGAGTTTTTACACCGCCTGCTCGACAAGCTCGACTGGCTCATTGCGGGGCTGATGGGTGCAATCGTCGCCAGCTGGTGGCACAAGGACGACCTTAAGGATCTGTGGTCCTGGGTAATCTTCCTGGTCACCGGGATCGCTTGCGCGTTTTACCTCACCAGTATCGTGTGCGACCAGCTAAGCGTCGTCGACCCCAGCGATGTAGCGGGCGTCGCGTTTCTGCTCGGCGCGTTCGGCGGGTCGCTTATGGCGGCGACCAACCGAGCCATAAAAGCCGCTGACCTTTGGGCGCTGATTCGTCAGCGGTTTGGGGGAGGTAATCCACCATGAACCTCGAACTGATCAATTCCATCGCCTGCGGGCTAATCGCACTGTGGGCCAGCTGGTGCGTGTTGTGCGGAAAGGTGCGCGACGGGATCATCGGCAAGATCATCTATTCGGCGATCGCTATCAGTGGGTTTGTCGTGATGACGCGCAACCAGACGTTGTTCATCGGCGCGACAAATGCCGGGCTGACGTTTCACGCATCCCTCTGTCTGGCAGGGCTGCGTCACATGTTCATGGTCATGTACTGGCCTGCAGTGAAGAAGTGGATCTGCTTCAAGCTGAATTGCGAGCGCTGTCTTCGTGGTGACTGTTTCGGCGTTCGACGTGAAAATGTGGATCATCGCAGTAATCCGCGCTGACCCTTCAGCATTCTGGGGGTAGAGCAGCGCAGCAGTGGCGATGAGGGAGATGAGAAGCGCCGGGCGGGATGGTGATCGCATTTGGATGACTCTTTAGGGGACCGGCCTCCTATTCTTCTCATTTTCAACCTCCGAACAACTCAACCCGTAGCGTTTACTCATGCCTCCTATCCGCGCTAGAAACTCAAACGGGATCAATTCATCAACTGACCGTACTGAATGGCCTCGCCCCTTCCGGTTGAAGGTCGTTTTCGATTGCCTCGCCGGCCAGTTGTGCGCAGCACCTTGTCCGAACGCAATCCCAAACGCGCCAGAGGCGGTATGGTCGACACGACGAAGCGCGAGTATTGATACAATTGTCCAATACTCGCGATCCAGGGTTGAGTGCCGCGGGCTAACGCGGCACCGGCGGATCAGCTGGTTTTGAGTGCTTCTTCGATCTGGTCAGCATAGGCTTTCAAATTCGCCATCTCGTCCGAAACGATGGTTCCATTTGTAGGCGCATTAGCTACCTTCGCTTGAATTATCGAAAGAGCGGCAGCCACCGCCAATGCGCGTTTATCTGCGGCCTTATTACTGTACAGGGCATATTTGCTGATATCAGTCGACATGTCGCGTTCCTTGCTAGTAAGTAGAATCCTAGTGATACCGACAACCCATAAGTTATTCAAGAGAGCGATGCGTGCGTGGATAGGCCATCACCTCCTGCATCGCTGTTCGCTCTGTCTGATTTTCAATTCCCAGCATCCGCTTTGCGGCTGCGCCCGAGGCCTGGCAATGGGTCCAAGCCGAACTCCTTGCCGACACTGGCAGCATCCACAACCCAGACCACGCCCACCTCATCGACGCTGACATCGCAGTCATGTGGGCGTCGACCAGCTTCGAAAAGGCGGGTCGTCGCGTACTGGGCCAGGCCGAACAAGTCGCCTTCCGCGCCGGTGGTTGGCAGAAGGCACGCATGGAGCAACAGATGCGTGACTGGTTCGGTGATGTGCCGGCCTTCATCATCACCCTGGCGGCTGACTACTGCTCGACCTGCAGCGACACCGAGTTCTGCGCCTTGATCGAGCACGAGCTGTATCACTTGGCTCACGCCACCGACAAATACGGCCAGCCTGCATTCACCCAGGAAGGCGGACCCAAGCTGAAACTCCAAGGCCACGACGTCGAAGAGTTCGTCGGTGTGGTCCGCCGGTATGGGGCGAGCACTGAGGTTCAGGCCTTGGTCGATGCGGCAAACAAACCCGCCGAGGTGGGCAAACTGAATATTTCGAGGGCCTGCGGAACCTGTCTACTCAAGTCTGCCTGACCCCTGACAGACCCCAGACGGAATCCAGCCTATGGCCACCCTGAACAACGAGGTGAAGGCCTTTATCGTTCAGGCCTTGGCGTGCTTTGACACCCCCTCGCAGGTATCGGCCGCCGTCCGAGAAGAATTCGGTATCGAAGTGCCCCGGCAGAAGTGCGAAGCCCACGACCCGACCAAGCGTGCCGGACGAGATCTGGCTAAGCGCTGGGTCACGCTTTTTGAGGACACCCGAAAGAGGTTCCGCGAAGAGACTGCCGATATCCCGATCGCCAATCGTGCGTATCGCCTGCGCGCCATGAACAGGTTCGTCGAGCGCGCCGAGAAGACGAAAAACATCGGGCTCGCCATGCAGATTCTTGAGCAGGCAGCCAAAGAAGCAGGGGACATGTACGTCAATCGGCAGAAGAAGGCCGATGCAGACGATGAGCCCGTTGTCCCAACCGCAGTGTCGGTTCACGTGATTGACGCGAGGAAGCGGGATGCCGAGCCTGAACGTTCCCCAGGCTGATTTTCTGCAGCTACCGCACAAGTTTCGTGGATTCGTCGCAGGGTTCGGTTCTGGCAAGACGTGGGTGGGCTGCGCGGCGCTGTGCAAACACGTTTGGGAATGGCCGGGCATCAACTCCGGCTACTTCGCTCCGACTTACCCGCAGATCCGCGACATTTTCTTCCCGACCATCGAGGAAGTGGCCTACGACTGGGGCTTGAAGGTTCGCACCAAGGAAAGCGACAAAGAGGTCGATTTCTACAGCGGCAGGCAGTACCGCAGCACGACGATCTGCCGGTCGATGGAAAAGCCGCAGACCATCGTCGGCTTCAAGATCGGGCACGCGCTGGTCGACGAGCTCGATGTGTTGCCGTCGCTCAAGGCGCAGCATGCATGGCGCAAGATTATCGCGCGGATGCGCTACAACGTGCCCGGGCTGAAGAATGGCGTCGACGTCACGACGACGCCGGAAGGCTTCAAGTTCGTGTTCCAGCAGTTCGTCAAACAGCTCCGCGAGAAGCCGGCGCTGACCGACATGTACGGCCTAGTGCAGGCGAGCACGTTCGACAACGAGCTGAACCTGCCGGACGACTACATACCGTCGCTGATGGAATCTTACCCGGAGCAGTTGATCCGGGCCTACTTGAACGGCCAGTTCGTCAACCTGACCTCCGGGTCGATCTATCACGCGTACGACCGCAAGCTGAACCAATGCTTCGACACCGTCCAGGCGGGCGAGCCGCTGTTCATCGGCATGGACTTCAACGTAGGCAAGATGGCAGCGATCACCCACGTGAAGCGCAATCAGGGCATGCCGCGCGCGGTCGACGAGTTCACCAACGGCTACGACACGCCGGACATGATCAAGCGCATCAAGGAACGGTACTGGCGGTACAACGGCAACACATTCGAAAAGACTTGTGAGATTCGGATTTACCCGGACGCCTCGGGCGACTCGCGCAAGTCGGTGAATGCCAGCCTGACCGATATCGCCATGCTCAGACAGGCGGGGTTTACGGTCATTGCGCCGGCCGCTAACCCGCCAGTGAAGGACCGCATCAACGCGATGAACGCCATGTTTTGCAACGCCCAGGGCGAGCGCCGCTACCAGGTCAACCCTTTCACGTGCCCGACCTACGCCGATGGCCTTGAGCAGCAGATCTGGGCGCCGAACGGCGAACCCGACAAGAGCCAGGGCAACGACCACGCGAACGACGCGGGCGGTTACTTCATTCACAAAGACTTCCCGATCATTAAACCGATCACCACCTTGAACATGGGGTTCGCACGCTGATGGCCAACGACGTCACCTTCACTCGCCCGGAGTACGAAGCGGCGAAGAATCGCTGGCGGCTGGTGCGTGATGTCTGCAAGGGATCGGAAACCATCAAGGCGGCTGGCGAGCTGTATCTGCCCAAGCCCAATGCCCATGACCTCAGCGACGAGAACAAGGAGCGGTACAAGGGCTACAAGGCGCGCGCGGTGTTCTTCAATGCCACCGGCCGCACCAAAAACAGCCTGGTCGGCGCCGTGTTCCGCACCTGGCCAACGCTGACCCTGCCGGGTGCGCTCGATTACGTCTCACGGGATATCGACGGGCAGGGCGTCAGCATCTACCAGCAGTCCCAGTCGGTGATTGGGCATCTGCTGGAGGTCGGCCGTCATGGCCTGCTGGTGGACTACGCCGCTGTCGAGGCTGGCAGCGTCAGCCGGGCCGATGAAATCGCCGGTCGCGCCCGATCGAGCGTCAGCAGCTACCCGGCCGAGGCCATCCGCAACTGGAAGACCCGTCGGGTGGGTGGCCAACATCTGCTGAGTCTTGTTGTGCTGCGCGAGACCGTAGACGTTGACACCGAGGACGGCTTCGGGAGCGAGCAGGTGACCCAGTATCGCGTGCTCCGGCTCGACGCGGCGGGGATCTACACTCAGGAGATCTGGCAGCAGGGGAAATCGGCGACGGAGCTGGTCACGCCGCCCTTCGCGCCGCTGAACGGAGCAGGCATGCGGTGGACGGTGATCCCGTTTCAGTTCCTCGGAAGCGAGAACAACGACACCAGCATCGACGACTCGCCGCTGTACGACATGGCCGAGGTCAACATCGGTCATTACCGCAACAGCGCCGATTACGAGGACGCGGCATTCCTGATGGGCCAACCGCAGGTGTTCATGGCCGGACTGGATGAGCAGTGGGTCAAGCTGCTGGAGGAGAAGGGCATCTACTTCGGGTCCCGGGCGATCCTGCCACTGCCGGCGAATGGCTCGGCGGGCATTCTGCAGGCCCAGGCCAATACCATGATCAAAGAGGCCATGGACGCCAAGGAGGAGCAGCTCGTCGCCCTCGGCGCGCGACTGATCGAGCGTGGTAGCGCGGTGAAAACCGCCACCCAGGCCGACAGCGACAGTGCCGCCGAACACAGCGTGCTTTCGCTCGTGGTCAACAACGTCAGCGAAGGCTACACGCAGTGCCTGGCGTGGATGGTCGAGTTCACCGGTGTGCCCGGCAATGCCGAGTACAAGCTGAATCAGGATTTCACCCAGATCAGCCTCGATTCCAACATCATGGCCGGGCTGTTCAACGCCGTGCAGGGCGGCCGCCTTCCGGTGACCGACTTCTGGCAGTACCTGCGCGATCGCGGCGTCATCAACCCTGAGAAGGATGACGACCAGATCCGCGATGAGCTGCAGGCGGACGCCACCGGTTTGAATCTGGATGACGATATTGGGGTGAAAGCTGATGGCCGCCAACCAAGCGATCCTTGACGCGACCTTGCGGCATGCGGTCTTCCTAGAGCAACTGAAGTCGGGCGAGGTTGAAAAGTTTGCGCCGTTCCTGAAAGAGATCGACCGCAGCCTCCGCGACCGCCTGAGCAGGGCCGATCTGACCCAGTACACAGCAGCACGCCTTGAGCGTCTGTTGGATGAAGTCGACAGCCTGTTACTCGGCATCTTCGGGCGGTTCAGCGAGCAGCTGCATCTCGACCTGGTGGATATCGCCAACTACGAAGCGCAGTTTGAAGCGACCAGCCTGACACGGGCCGCGCCACCCAGCATCACGTTCGATGCGGCCTTGCCCGGCACTGCGGCAATCCGCGCGGCCATTCTCACCAACCCGCTGAGCGTGCGTGGCGCGGACGGCGGCAAGCTGCTCGCATCGTTTATCGAAGGCTTTACCTCAACGGAACGACAGCGCCTCACGGGCGCGATCAGGCAGGGCTTCTTCGAAGGCAAGACCAACTTCCAGATCATAAAGAACATCCGCGGGACCAAGGCGCTCAACTACAACGACGGCATCCTGGCCACGACTCATCGAAATGCCGGCTCGGTTGTCCGCACGGCGCTCCAGCACGTCGCCACCCAGGCACGGATGGAGACGCTGAAGGCAAACAGCAAAGTGGTGCTGGCGGTGGAGTGGGTCAGCACGCTGGACTCGAAGACCACCGTCCAATGCAGGACGCTGGATGGGCGACGCTTCAAGCTGGCGGAGGGGCCTCGGCCGCCGATTCACATCAATTGTCGTTCGACGGTGGTGGCGATCACCCGATTCAGTGCGTTGCTTTCCAAGGACGGCACGCGGGCCTCGGTCGGGGACGGTGGTGCGCAGCAGGTCAGGGCTGATCTCAGTTATTACGAATGGTTGGTGCTGCAGCCGGCGGGGTTTCAGGACAAGGCGATTGGGCCGGTGCGAGCGAAGCTATTGCGCGATGGAGGGCTTAGCGTAGAGCGGGTTTCCGAGTTGCAGCTTGATCGCAACTTTGCGCCTATCAGCCTTGCGCAGATGGAAAGGTTAGAGCCGCTGGCTTTTCAATGAGCAGGGCTTTAATATTTTTTTTTGCCAAGGATCGCATATGCCGAAATTATTCAATCTCTCCCCTTCAGCACTCTCAGAGTTGTTGACCTGCTATTGGGACATTTTGAAAGCGGATAGAAGTACGCCGCCAAGTTTTATTCTCAGCAAAAAGTCTCGCATTGAGAAATTGGTCACAAGGGAGTTCGGGAATGGGAATCTTCCCGATAAGGATCTGTGCGAGATTATTTGGTTCATAGTTGGGTCCAAGGGTCTGCTTCATACATTGAAAAACCGCGGATTTCTTACCCCGCTGATCGCAGATATTCACCACGAGGTCAGAGCTGCGTTCCCAAGCGGGCCCTACTACGAGCCTAACACCGCCGAGTATTTAGCGATCTTGGTTTTCTGAACTGCATTACTCGCACCACCCGCTCCGGCGGGTTTTTTATGCCCGCAGGCAGGGCCTGCACCATCGTCTCTGGGAGACACCCAATGTTGAAATTCCAACTCGACACCCTCGATGGCGTCGATGAATCCGTGCGCCCGCTCTACACCGAAAAAGACGGCAAATTCGTACTGGCCGTGGATGGCCTGCCGCAACCGGAAGACGTCACCGGCCTGAAAGCCAAGGTTGATGAACTGCTGGGCGAGAAGAAAACCGCCGAGAAGGCACGCAAGGACGCGGAAGAAACCGCCCGATTGGAGCGCGAGGAAGCTGCTCGCAAGTCCGGCAACGTCGAAGAGCTCGAAAAGTCCTGGTCGGAAAAGTACGACCGGCTTCAAGCCGAACTCGGTGGCCAGCTAGAGCAAGAACGCACCGGCTTGCAAGGCCAGATCAGGGATCTGACCGTGGGCCGCACGGCGACCGACATCGCTGCAACCCTGGCCATCCCGGGCAGTGCGGAGGCGCTGCTGCCTCACATCGAGCGCCGCCTAAGTGTCGAGCAGCGCGAGGGCAAACCGGTCGTCGTTGTGCTCGACAAGCAGGGCAAGCTTTCGGCTTCCACCCTGGATGAGCTGAAAGCCGAGTTCGCAAATAACCCTGCGTTTGCGCCACTGATCGCAGGTAGCAAGGCATCGGGCGGCGGGGCTGCCGGTGCAAAAGTCCTCGGCGGGGCCGCGCTCAAACGTTCCGAAATGTCCTCCGTCGCCAAGCGTGAATACATCACCGCGCACGGGCAGGACTCCTATCTCAAATTGCCCAAATAGGGAGTAACCCATGGCGACCACCGTCAACACGGACATGATCGTTTACAACGACCTTGCCCAAACCGCGTACCTGGAGCGCATTCAGGATGTCATCGATGTGTTCAACGCATCCTCCAACGGCGCGCTGGTGCTCGACAACGAGCTGATCGAGGGCGATCTGCGCAAGCGCGCGTTCTACAAACTCGGCGGCGCCATCGCGCACCGTGATGTGAACTCGACTGCGGCGGTCGCCGGCCAGAAGATTGGTTCCGGCGAAGTCGTCGGCGTGAAAGTCCCGTTCAAGTACGGTCCTTATGAGACGACCGAAGAGGCGTTCAAGCGCCGGGCTCGTTCGCCGGAAGAGTTCTCGGAGCTGGTCGGACAGGACTACGCCGACGCGGTGCTGGAAGGCTACATCCAGTACGCCATGGCCGCGCTGAAGGCCGCCATCGGCGCAAACCCCAACATGGTCGCCTCGGCCAGCTTCGCAACGGACGGCAAGAAAGCGCTCACCAAGGGCATGCGTAAATTCGGTGACCGCTTCGGCCGCATCGCGCTGTGGACGATGGATTCGGCGACCTACTTCGACATGGTCGACCAGGCCATCACCCAGAAGGTGTACGAAGAGGCCGGCGTGGTCATTTACGGCGGCCAGCCGGGCACCATGGGCAAACCCGTTCTGGTATCCGACACCATCCCGGCCGAAACCATCTTTGGCTTGCAGGCTGGGGCGATCAAGATCACCGAGTCTCAGGCGCCCGGCTTCCGCTCGTACAACATCGACAATCAGGAAAACCTGGCGATGGGCTTCCGTGCTGAAGGCACTTTCAACCTCGATCTGTTGGGCTACAGCTGGAAAGACGCCATCGGGGGCGTGAACCCGAATCTCGCTTCCGTCGGCAGTGGCGCCAACTGGAGCAAGTACGCGACCAGCGACAAGGTCACGGCCGGCGTCCTCATCGATCTGTCCGTCCCGGAAGCCGGCGGAGGCGAATAAGCCATCAACCCGCGGCTTTGACGAGCCGCATTGGAGCGCGTCATGGAACTCGTTTACACCTCTCAAAAATCAAATTTCGACCCCGCCAAGCGCTACCGCAATCCTGAATACTTTGAACGGCCGGAAGCCGGTGTCGCAAAGGTGACCGTCATCGGCGACTGGCCTGCGGTGGCTGAAGCGTACAAGACCGCGAATGTCGAGGTTGCCATCGTGAAAACGGCGAAGCCGAAAAAAGCAGCAGCGATCAAGCCAGTCGCCAAACGCATCATCACGGTTGTGGAGGTTGCGGACGGCAAGTGGGCGCTGAACGCCGACGGCAAGGTGCTCGGCGACCCGTTCGATTCGCAGGACCTGGCTGAAGCAGAAGCAAAACGGCTGACTGAGGCGGAGTGACAAATGCTCATCATTGAAGATGGCGCCGGTTTGCCGGACGCGGAGAGCTATGCCACAGCCGCAGAACTGGTTGTTTACGGTGGGAAGTTTGGCGTAACGCTGCCGGTAGAGGAGGCCGCGCAGGAGGCACTTTTGCGTCGGGCCGCTTTAGTGATGGAGGGCATGAGCTGGAAGGGCAGGAAGGCGTCAGGGGATCAGGCTCTGGCCTGGCCTCGGCGCGGTGTCGAGCTGGATCGCGCTATTCAAGCGGACAACCGCCTGCCAGCCCGGATCAAGTACGGCCAGATGGCACTGGCTGCAGAGATCCACGCTGACGATATCGACCCAATCGAGCAGCGCAAAGGCGCTGTGACGAAGGAGAAGGTCGACGGCGCTGTTGAGCGGGAGTACGCGACTATCAGCATAACCAGCCGCCAATTAGTGGCAGCGGCGAATGATCGTCCGAGCGCTATGCAGTTCGCCGAATACTTGGAAAGGCGAGGGCTGTTCGCAGTGAGGGCGTAATGATAGGTTTTGGACTCACTTCAGAAGGAGCGCTTTATGTCACAGGTCAAAGGAAAATCAGAGACTGAGCTCGAAGCATGGGATCGCTATGCTGCCGCTGCGCTGTCCGGGATCGCCAGCAGGGCACCAGCAGCCGCTACCGACGTGGCGGGTGAGGCAGCACATTACGCTAACGCGCTGCTGGAAGAGCGCCGAGCTGTTTGGCTCAAAATCTTGAAACAGAACGCAAGTTAGGCATACCCAAACCCAGCCATCGAGCTGGGCTTTCCCAATTCTGGAGTCACCATGGCCTTCTACGACGAGATGGCCGTGATGGCCCTCGACCTCATCACCGAATTCGGTCAGCCAGTCACCCTTCGCGACACCGTCAAAGGCGAGTACGACCCGGCCACCGGAAGCACCGGACCAGACACAATCGTCGAGCGCGCCGCTCACGGCATCCTGCTCGACTTCACCGGCCAGGAATTCCAGACCAACAATCTCATCACCGCCGGTGACAAGAAGTTGAAGATCGCCGCGAGCGGGCTCAATGCGCCGCCAACGCTCCTCAGCAAAGCGATCATTCAGGGCAAGACCTGGTCGATCATCCCCCCGCTGAAAGAGATCAACCCGGCCGGCACGCCCTTGTTGTATGAGCTGCAGGTGCGCGCGTGAGCCGCGCGGGTACTGGGCGGTCCGGTAGCTTTGCCTTGAGCCTCGCCCAGTTCGCTCAGCAGGCCAATGAGGCCATCGACGCAAGCTTGCGCGAGATCATCATCGAAGTCGGGAATAGCGTCATCCGCATGTCCCCGGTCGGTAACCCGGAGATCTGGGCCGCCAACGTCGCGCACCGCGAACAGAACACGCGCGCCGCCGATGACTACGACTTCAAAGTGGCCGTGCGCAACACCGTCATCAATGTGGACGACAGCAACTTCACCAGGTCCGGCAAGCTTCGCAACGGCGTCAAGTACGCCAAGCCGCTCACCAAGGCGGAGAGGGTGCAGAACTTCAATGTGAACGGATTGGTCGCCGGCCGGGGCTACGTCGGCGGGCGTTTTCGTGGCAACTGGATGTTCAGCATCGGCAGCCCGGACAACACCACTAGTGATGACGTCGACCCGAGCGGGCGCAACGCTACGGCGCGCATCACGAATGGCGCGCTCGAGTTCAAGGCGGGAGAGACGGCCTACATCACCAACTCACTGCCCTATGCCATCCCTCTGGAATACGGCCACTCAACCCAGGCGCCGGGCGGCATGGTGCGCATCACCGTCGCGCGCTTTCAGCAAATCGTGCTGGAGGCCATCAGGAACAATCAGCTATGAGCCACAAAATCATTCGCTCGCTGTTCGAGCAACGCCTCACTGCGTGGGCCGCGGCGCGCAAGCTGCGCATCGCCTATCAGGGCGTAAGCTTCAGTCCCTCACCCGACGAAACCTACCTCGCGGCGTTCACGCTGCCTGCCGGCACGAGCGCCAACACGCTGGCCGGCGACCACCGCGTCTATACCGGCGTGTTTCAAGTCAACATCATCACTCCCGCGGGGAACGGCGCCGGCGATGCGGAAGGGCTGGCCGACGAGCTTGCCGAACTGTTTCCCGTGTACCTGCGACTGAGTCAGGCCGACTTTCGGGTCATGGTGCTGACCCCCGTCGAGCCGGGCCCTGCCGTTCAGGCGGACAACACGCTCTCCGTTTCCGCATCGTTCCAATACCGCGCCGACGCCGACTAACCGCCCATGGGGGCACATCTCAACCTCGCCGCGTGCGGGGTTTTTAATTTCTGCACGAGGACAACACCCAATGAGCGCGATTCTTCCCAACGGCGCGATCTTCGAAATCGCGGCCAATGACGGCCCTCCCACGGACTTCACCACGATCTCCAACGGCAAGCCACCCGAGGTCACCGTCGAGGCGCATGGTTTCCAGGACGGAGATATTCTGGTGGTGACTTCTGGCTGGACCCGCCTCAATGGCAAGGTCGTGCGGGTCGCCGGCGCCGCCGATGACACCTTCACCCTGGAAGGGATGGACACCACCAAAACCACCGTTTACACGGCTGGGTCCGGCATGGGAACGGTCCGAGCAGCCACCGGCTGGACGCAAATCAGCCAGGTCACCGACAACAACAGTTCGGGCGGTGAACAGCAGTTCGCGACTTTCGGTTTTCTGGAGGAGTCGGACGATCGTCAGCTGCCAACCACCAAGAACCCCATCACCCTGACCCTTACCGTAGCCGATGACGACAGCCTGCCGTACGTGGCACCTGTGGAAGCGGCGGATGACGATCGCGAGCCACGCGTGTTGCGCCTGACCCTGCCAAACGGAGCGACCATTTACTACAACGCCTACGTGTCGATCACGCCGACCCCGACGCTCACCCGCAATAACGTCATGGCCCGCGTCATCACTCTGTCGTTGGCGTCCCGCCCGACGCGTTACAAGGGGGCTTGATCCATGGCGACCAGGTTCAAGATCGCCCAGGACGCGACGTTCAAAGCGGACGTCGAAATCCCCCGTGTCGGTGGCACCACGATCAAGGTGTCGTTCGATTTCAGGTACCGCGACCGCAAAGCGCTGGCGAAGCTGTTCGCTGGCTGGCAGCAGTCTGCAGAGCGTGATCAGGAGCGCTTCAAGCAAAAGGGCGACGACGTCACGTTGATCGACATCACCGACGCTCACATCGAGCGCCAGATCGAGCAGGTCAGCGAGTTGGTCGTTGGCTGGGGCTTCGACGACGCGTTCACGCCGGACGCGGTTCGCGCACTGGTGGAAACCTCCGCCGGCGCCGGCGATGCCATCGTCACGGCTTACCAAAATGCGTTCGCGGTGGCCCGCCTGGGAAACTGAGAACGGTCGCGCGTCTGATGTACGAGGCCGGGCCGTCCGACGCCGACCTCGCGGCCTTCGGGCTGACGCGCGCCGATGTTCCGGATGAAGAATTCGGGGTTTTTCCCGATGCCTGGCCGGCCTTCGTGACGTTCAACGCCTTGTCCACACAGTGGCGCACCGGCTTCGGGGGCGCCGTTGGCCTGGACTACGGCGTCATCGGCGACGTGGCCGCTTTCCTCGGCTTCACCAAAAAACAGACTGCCAGACTTTTTCCGGACCTTCGGGTGATGGAGGCCGAGGCGTTGCTCGTCATGAGCGAATTGAAATAGCGGAGCACGCATGTCGGGAACAATCGCAGAACTGGGCATCGCGGTTGACTCCGGGGATGCCCTCCGGGCCGCGACTGATCTGGATAAATTGACAGAGGCCGGCAACAAGGCCGAGAAAGCCGCCGACGATGTCACGGCCGGCTTCAAAAAGACTGCCGATGCGGCAGACAAGCTGGCCGAAGCCGAGGCCCGGGCGGCCCAGGCCACGGCAGACGCAAAGGCTCGACTGCTTGAGACCGCCACGGCCTCGCTGAAGAACAGCGAGTATTACCAGCGGCTGACCACCAGCGTGACGGGCACTGCCACCGCGATGGATGCCAGCCGTGATTCGACCGCGAGCCTTGCCGCGCTACAGAAACGCCTTCAGGCCGAATCAGACGCGCTGGTGGGCACCAACCAACAAGCCGCCCGGTCTGCGAAAGATGCCGCTGCCGCTACGGGGGTTCAGGCTGACGGATTGCAGGCGCTGTTGGGCAAGATCAGCCCGGCGTTGGCCGCGCTGCAAAAGCTCGATGACCAGCAGGAACAGCTGAGCAAGCACCGGAAGGCCGGGACCATTGGCGAGGACGAGTTCAAGACCTATTCGGCCGACATTGATGCAGCGCGGCAGAGGATCAAAGGGCTGGGCGATGAAACCTCGACGTTCAGCCTCAAGACCAAACGTGCGCGGGAAAGTGTGCTTCAGTTGGGCAGCGCGTTGGCTGAGGGCGACTTCCGTGTTGCGGCGCACAACTTACTGGAAATTGGCACAAGCGCCGGTGCTTCAGCCTTGCGCCTGGCCGGCATGCTCGCGCCCATAGCTGCGGTGGGCGCGGTGGTGGCTACGCTGGGCATTGCGTACTACAAGGGTGCTGAAGAGGCCAACCAGTTCAACCAGTCGCTGATCGCGACTGGCCATGCGGCGGGTGTCAGTGCGGGGCAGCTGGGCGCTCTAGCTCGGCAGGTCAGCGCAATCGTGGGCACCACCGGCGCCGCGGCCGAAGTGCTCGCCACGCTGGCGGCCAACGGCAAGATCGCCGGGGAAAGTTTCGGCGCGATCACCCAGGCCTCTGTCGGCATGCAGGAGGCGACCGGCGCCGCAATCAACGCGACCATCGCCGAGTTTGTGAAGCTGGCAGACGACCCGGTCAAAGCCTCCGCCGCGCTGAACGAGCAATATCACTACCTCACGGCCTCCGTGTACTCGCAGATTGCGGCGCTGGAAGAGCAGGGCGATCACGCCGGCGCCGTCAAACTTGCGACCGAGCAGTACGCGGACGCGATCAACGAGCGTACCCCGAAGATCCTCGAGAACCTGAGCATCTGGGAGCGCGCCTATCTAAAAGTGGCGAAAGCCGCTGATGTCCTCGAAAACGTCGGCCGACGAGACCTCGACTCGGATATCCAGAACGCAAAGGCGAGTCTTCTCGAAGCGCAGAATATGGATGGGCTGTTTCAGTCCAAAACCTCCAAAGATGCTTTGGTTGAGTTTCGCCAATCCCAGCTGAATTACCTGGTCCTGCAGCGCGATGCCGAGGCCTCCCGGACCGAATACCTGGGCAAACAAGCGCAGCTGGAGCAGGACTCAGTCACGGCGATGGGCAAGGTCGATGCCCTGACGAAGTCGTCGCTGACGAACGAGCAGCGGCGCACCGAGGCCCTGCAGGACTACAAGAAGTCGCTCGACGCCATCCGTGAGACGGATCCGAACGACCCGCGGCTGGCGCAGTCGGCGATCGATAAGAACATCGCAAACATCAAGGACAAATATAAAGACCCCAAAGCCGCGACCACTCAGCCGGACCTGACCGGGTTCAACGATGCTCAGAACCGCCTGAAGTCGATCACTGGTCACTACCAGAACCTGGAGAAGGAACTGGAAGCGGCTCAGAAAGCTGGCCTGGTGTCTGCAGAGTCTTTCAGCAGCCAGCGCATCGCGATCGCCGAGCAGCAAAAGGGCGACGTGACAGCGGCGTATCAGGCGGAGATCGCCGCCCTCGAGTCAGCACGCGGGAAATCCTCGACCACCGCTCAGCAGCGCATACAGCTGGACCAGAAGATCGCCGACGCGCGTACCAACATGGTCAAAGCTCAAAAGGACGCGGACTCCCACCTCACGGTACTGGCGACCAAAGAGGAGGGCAGGCTGGCAAAGCAAACGCGCTCAGTCGATGCCTACGTTCAGGCGCTGGGACAGCAGCAAAAAGCGCTCGCGCTCGCAGGTCAACGCGCGGTCGTAGGTGTGGGACGCGGCGATCGTCAGAACGCGCTGGACGGGGAGCTGAACAGCCAGCAAGACCGGTTCGCCCAGCAGGCGCTGGCTTTGGAGAATCAACGGTCCGATCCCTCCCGCGATATGTCGGACGATGAGTACGCCCAGAAGTCCCAGGCGCTGGCCGACGCCAACAAAAAGGCCACCGACCAGATTCGCCAGAACTACGCCGACGTCGAAGCCGCGCAGGGCGATTGGACCAATGGCGCGACCTCAGCCTGGGAAAACTATCTCGACAGTGCCCAGAACGTTGCCGGCCAAACGAAAAACCTCTTCACCAATGCCTTCAGCGCGATGGAAGACGCAGTGGTCAACTTCGCGCTCACCGGCAAGTTGTCATTCTCGGACTTCACCAAATCCATCATCTCGGATATGGCACGCATTGCGGCCCGGCAGGCGGCGTCCTCGCTGCTCGGTTCATTGGTCGGAGCCGGGATGAGCTTATTCAGCGGCGGTGGAGCTGCTGCTGGGGCTCAATCGCTGGGAGCGAGCCAGGGCGGCTATTCGTCGAAGTATTTCCCCCAGGCCAAGGGCGGGGCCTGGATGGATGGCGTGCAGATGTTCGCCAAGGGCGGAGCGTTCAGCAACGGCATTGTCAGCTCACCAACCGCGTTCGGCATGGCTGGCGGCGGCAAAGGCGTCATGGGCGAAGCGGGCCCGGAAGCCATCGTGCCCTTGACCAGAACCAGCAGTGGCGCGCTCGGGATTCGCTCAGTCGGCGGGGGCGGGTCAACGATCCAGATCAACGCGCCCGTAAGCGTCGTCACCGAGGACCGTAGCTCGGAAGGCATGGAGCTGGATCAGACCGCGCTGGCGCAGAACCTTCAGACCCAAATCAAACAGGCCGCCGAGAAGGCCGTCGCCGACTCGTGGCGGCCCGGTGGCGTGAGCTTTCGGCAGTCGAGGACCTGACATGGCCATCGAGACCTTTACCTGGCCGACCCAGTTTGGCGATACGCCGGACATCAGCTGGCGCACCCGCAAATCCCAGTTCGGCAATGGCTACAAGCAGATTGCAGGGGATGGCCCGAACAACAAGGAACAGTCGTTCCCGATCACGCACACAGGCACCAAAGCGACCGCCGCGAAAATCATGGCGTTTCTCAGCCGTCACGGCGGGGCCAAAGCGTTCTTGTGGACCAACCCTCTCGGCGAGCTCGGGCTTTACACCTGCGAAAAAGCCGCGCCGACGCCCATCGGCGGAGGCCAGTTCAAGGTCACCGCCACATTCGAGCAAGCCTTCCGCCCTTGAGGAATCAACATGCCTTTGATCAGCGACTTGCAGGTGCTGGAGCCTGGCAGCGAGGTGCTGCTGTTTGAGCTGGACGGTTCGGACTACGGGGCGGACGTTCTGCGCTTCCACGGCCATTCCATTCCGCACAGTCCCGAAGAGTTACAGGCGGCCGGCGTCGATGCCGATCAGCTTCCCGCGAAATCGATCTGGTGGCAGGGCGAGGAGTACGGCGCCTGGCCGACGCAGATTGATGGTATCGAGGCCAACGGTGACGGCACCGCCGTTCGCCCGACGCTCTCCGTCGGCAACGTCAATGGCCGGATCACCGCGCTGTGCCTCGCCTTCGATGACCTGCTCCAGTTCAAGCTGACCATGCGACACACGCTGGCGCGTTACATCGATGCGGCGAACTTCCCGGCCGGCAATGCCGATGCAGATCCCGCTCAAGAATCGATCGAGGTTTGGTACATCGACCAGAAGTCCAACGAGGACGGCGAGACGGTGTCGTGGGAGTTGGCCAGCCCGGGTGATGTGGGCGGCGAGTCGATCGGGCGGCAGATGACCACGCTCTGCCACTGGTGCCTGACCGGGGGATATCGCGGACCTGACTGCGGCTACACCGGCCCGTACTTCGACATGGACGGCAACCCCACGGACGACCCTGAGCACGACGAGTGCAACGGCCTGCTCACCACCGGTTGCGAGCCGCGCTGGGGCGCGAACAACGAACTTCCCTTCGGCGGCTTCCCGGCCGTATCACTCATCGCCCGGAGCTGACATGCGCAAACACATCCTCAAGGCGGTGCAGGCGCATGCCGCGGCCGAGTACCCGCACGAGTGCTGCGGGGTGCTCGTGGCTGTCGGCCGGTCGCATCGGTACATCCCTTGCGAAAACACGGCGACTGATCCGAACGAAGAGTTTCGCATCGCACCGGAGGATTACGCGGCCGCGGAGGACCTGGGCGAGGTGATCGGCATCGTTCACTCGCATCCCGATGCGACCAGCCGACCTTCGCCGCGCGACCTGGCGATGTGCGAGGCCACGCAATTGCCCTGGCACATCCTCAGTTGGCCGGAGGGGGATTTGCGCACGATTGTCCCGACCGGGAATACGCCGCTGCTGGGCCGGCCGTTCGTGCACGGGGCTTGGGATTGCTGGCAGGTTTGTGCGGACTGGTACAAGCGCGAGTGGGGGCTGGAGTTTGAGAATTTCCAGCGTGAGGACGGTTGGTGGGAGCAGGCGGATGGGCCGAGTCTTTATGAGCAGGCGTATGAGGCGGCGGGGTTTGAGCGCGTCGGCATCCCGCAGCGGGGCGACATGATCGTGATGGAAGTCGGGCGGACGAGGCATCCGAATCATGCTGGGATTTACCTTGGGTCAGCCCCGGACTTGCCTGGCGAGCAGGTTGCAGTACACGGCGCCGGGCCTTTTTTGCTTCACCACATGCACGGCAGGCCGTCGGAGATCATCGTTTTTGGCGGGCCGTGGCGTGAGCGAACACGCCTTATCGTTAGACAGAAACAGAGGAGTAAAAAAATCAGCTAGGTAATTTCAGCTCAGGAAAATCGATTAGCTGCTGCGGGCTCCCGATTTTGTGGCACAGCAGTACGCGGTCTTGTCCAATACCAGAAATGGTGTATTTCACCTGAAGAGTCATTCCAGTGGGTTGTCGTACATAGCTTGCAATTTGGATTCCTACCAAACGCAATTTTTCCTTAGCTACTTGTGGTCTAAAGCAGACATTTGCCGAGGGGCGCTCTGCGACTGATGGATACTGCCACGCATCGTGCACATGTGGCGGAAGATCGAAGTAATCCTTGGCGATTGTTTCAGAAATTTTATAGAGATATTCGGTCCCCATGCCTACATCGCGAGTGAATTCGTGGGTCAGGAAGTCGTTCAGTAATGAAAGCTTGAATAATTCATCCTCAGTAAGTTCCGACGTTTCGAAGCTTGAGCCTACGACCGTTACATTGATTTGGGACACGGCCTCATAGACGATCAGGGAAAAGTTTGAATTTTCTTCCACTTTCATTTCGGCAATCGCAACTAAAGGGTTTAATGGCGATGTGTAAAGCAGTGACTCCTTGGCAAGATTGACTCGCCCTTGTTTTACGACATGTGTCGGTGGATTCCATGCGTCCTCAATGAATCTCATGTCACGGGGGGGCATAGCTGTGTCACTTTCCGCTAAATTTCTGACCCTGTAGAATCTCGTACCCTGTGGGTAGTGAGAAGACATCGGAACCAACACTGCTTGCCGGCCAAACGGGGTATCGAAAGACAATACCTCGCCAATTTCCGCTGCTATCTCTCGTTTGGTCAAATTCTTTATTGGTAGATTTCGGAAGCGTCGGATCTTGTTTTGGAGTGTTGTGGGATTAACGTATTTCAGATGGTTTTTCAGACTCTGATAATTCATCAAAAGCTCTTCTTAGAGTGCGTAGTGTAACCGCTTGGTTTTTGTGGCGGCGAGTCAAACTGTAACGGCCGTGATTTGACTTCATTTCCCGGTGAAATAACACTGCTACTTTGGTCTCGCTGAACATGACCTAGCCTGCACACGTTGGAGGGGCAGAGATGCGGGTGCTATCCTCGGCGTTTCGAGATTGAGGGATCATCATGCGAATTCTGATAGGGACGCTTGCAGGTGCGCTTCTAACCGGCTGCACCACAAATCAGACCTCTTATGAGCAGGCAACGCCAGTAGAAAGCTCACGCCTTCTTGCGTACCAGTCTCCGGTCGACGGGCCTTCGGGTGTGCTGCTCGTCACACGCGACGGGGGTATGCTCGGCTCGGCCTGTTATTTAGGCGTGTTTGTGAACGGGAAGCTGTCAGCAAGAGTAGGGCCGGGTGAGCGGGCAAAATTCCTGGTCCCGGCAGGCGACAATCTGATCGGCTCAGGTGGTGACCCGAAGGGTAATGGCTTGTGCGGGATTGGGGGTATCACCGTTAGGGAAGTCGCTGCCTCAGTGAAGTCCGGCGAGATTAAGCGCTTCAGAATATCCGGTGACACGAATTCAGGATTTTCACTTTCACCAAGCTCTTTTTGAGCAACGTCGACTTGCCACCTTCGGGTGGCTTTTTATTGGGAGGCTGAATGGCCGGGATAGCTACAATGTGTAACCCAATGACGACGGTTCTCCTCTCAGGATCGCTTGCCAGAAAGTTTGGCCGTGTGCATCGCAGGCAGATCGACTCCGGTCAGGTGTGGGAGGCGTTCAGAGCTATGAAGGCCACGCTTGAAGGGTTTGATCAGGAAATCAAACGCCTCGACCGCCTAGGTATGCGCTTCGCCATCTTCCGCAACCGCAAAAATGAATCCGCTGATAGCTTCGAGCTTGGCGGCACCCGCGAGCTTCGCATTGTCCCCGTGGTGTCCGGGAGCAAGCGTGCAGGGATTCTGCAAACAATCATCGGGGCAGTGATATTCGTTGCGTCGTTCTACGTGCCAGGTATGCAAGGCTGGGGACAATCCTTGGGTGTGTCTCTGATGGTGGGAGGTGTGATGCAGATGCTCAGCCCTCAGTCGTCCGGGCTCAAGCAAAGCGGTGCTCCCGAAAACCTGCCTTCCTATGCCTTCGGCTCTGCAAAAAACACCACTGCCAGCGGCAACCCCGTTCCGATATGCATCGGCCGGCGACGCTGGGGCGGGGCGATAATTTCAGCGAGCATTTATGCGGAGGATAAGGTCTAGGGCGCTCGCTATTCCTAGCAGTCTAAATCACCCACAGTGAAAGTTCTCATACCCGCTCTGGTGAGCTGGATCACATTTGCCGTCCCTCCAATAAGCACCCGACTTCCCTTGGGCTTTACCTGCTCCAGTGAGGCTTGACGCCGCATTATCGCAACGCTTTGCGCAGGGAATTCCCAATACTCAATCCCCGTCAGATCTGCCTGAGACAGTGGTGGCTTCATTGCCAGTCCATAATCTAAGGGGGTGCTGGCGAAGCCTGATTCAGACCTATAGGCGTAGCTATGCAAAAGTCCTGTGTTATCGGAAAACCCGAAGTGATAGATCGTTGCTGTCTGATGGGAGAGGGCGGGGATATCGCTCTTCACTTCGCGCCAGATCGTTTGGAGTTCCTCGGTCGCATCACCGTCAATCGTATCTACATCGAAGGAAGCACTCTCGTCATTCAAAAAGTCGATCCATCTTATGAAGACCTCAGCAGATCCGGTGCCTGCGACGATTAGCTTGAGTCTAGGTACCCAAACGGCTTTATTGGCGTGTCCCAGAAAATTCTCGTCGGGATCTGCAATCAGCGTATCTGTAACAACAGTGGCTTCGTTCTCGTCGGTGAAAAAAAGCAAAGATGTCATGGGGGCGGAAGTCCGTATCGCATTGGCCGATCAGGCTACATCTTGGGTATCACAGCTGTAACTGGCATTTCATCCACCCTGTACAAACACCCAGACCGCCAACTGGCGGTTTTTTTATGCCTGGAGAAAAGCATGGGCGCAGCCGCGAGAATTGACATTACCGGCGCCAAAGGCGGCAGCAGCAGCCCGAAATCGCCCATCGAAGCAGCCGACAGTCTGCGCTCCACCAACTTGGCCAAGCTCCTGATCGCCGTCGGCGAGGGCGAGTTCGACGGCGTACCGACGGCGGCCGATATCTACCTGGACAACACGCCGATTAACGACGCCAGCGGCAACGTCAACTTCCCGAACGTGAAATGGGAGTGGCGCAGCGGCGCCGTCGATCAAAGCTACATCCCCGGTATCCCATCAGTCGAAAACGAAACCACCATCAACGTCGAACTGCGCAGCGACACCGCGTGGGTGCGCTCGCTCAATAACACCCAGCTCTCGGCGGTTCGCCTGCGTTTCGCGTGGCCGGCGCTTCAGCGCCAGGACGACGGCGGTAATGTCGGCGGGTACCGGATCGAGTACGCGGTCGATGTTTCCACGGACGGCGGCGCGTATCACCAGGTGCTGGAGGAGGCGGTCGACGGCAAGACCACCACCCGGTACGAGCGCTCTCGACGGGTCGACCTGCCGGCGGCAACGGCTGGCTGGCAGATCCGCGTCCGTCGCCTGACGCCGAACCAGAACACGAACAAGATCGCGGACACCATGTTGATCGCCGGCTATACGGAGGTGATCGACGCGAAGCTGCGATACCCGAACACCGCGCTGCTGTACCTCGAATTCGACGCCGAGCAGTTCACCAACATTCCGGCGGTGACCGTCGACTGCAATGCCCGCAAGTGGCAGGTGCCGAGCAACTACGATCCCGTGGCGCGGACGTACTCCGGGGTCTGGGACGGCTCGTTCAAGTCGGCGTGGACCAACAATCCCGCGTGGATCACCTACGGGATCTGCGTTCAAGACCGTTTCGGCCTTGGGCGGCGAATCAAGCCGTGGATGGTCGACAAGTGGGAGCTATTTCGCATCGCGCAGTACTGCGATCAACTAGTACCGGACGGCGCCGGCGGGCAGGAGCCACGCTTTCTCTGCGACATGAACCTGCAGGGCAAAGCCGAGGCGTGGACGCTGCTCCGAGATATCTCGGCGATTTACCGGGGCATGACGTACTGGGCTGAGGGCCAGATCGTGATGCAGGCCGACATGCCGCGCGCGCAGGACTTCGATTACGTGTTCACGCGCGCCAACGTGATCGACGGCAAGTTCTCCTACGGCAGCGCCTCCTCACAGACCCGCTACACCCGGGCGATTGTCAGCTTCGACAACCCGGCCAACAACTACGACACCGACGTCACCGCGTATTCTGATCCCGCGCTGCAGCGGCGCTTTGGCGACAAGCCTGTCGAGATCAGCGCGATCGGCTGCACCCGGGCGTCGGAGGCTCAGCGCCGGGGCAAATGGGTGGTGATGAGCAACAACCAGGACCGGACTGTCACGTTCAAAACGGGCATGGAAGGCGAGATCCCGCTGCCTGGCTACATCATCCCGATTGCTGACTCGTTGCTGGCCGGGCGCGAAGTCGGCGGGCGTATCTCGGCTGCCGCTGGCCGCATTGTGACACTGGACCGTGATACACAAGCCAAGCCCGGCGACCGGCTGATCATCAATCTGCCGAGCGGGAAGGCGGAAGGGCGCACGGTGAACTCCGTGGCTGGCCGCGCCATCACCGTGACGACGGCTTACACCGAGATCCCGACGCCTCAGCTGCAATGGGCGCTGGACGCCGATGATCTTGCCATCCCGCTGTACCGCGTGCTCAGCCGAAAGCGCACGGCCGAGGGCGACTACGAAATTGCGGCGCTGCAGTTCGAACCCAGCAAGTTCGCATTCATCGACACCGGCGCCAGGCTGGAGGAACGGCCCATCAGCGTCATCCCGATCACCGTCGTTCCGCCGCCGGCAAGCGTCGCGCTGGCGTCGAGCACCGCGATCGCCCAAGGCCTTGCCGTTAGCACCATGACAGTTACGTGGCCTGCGGTCACAGGCGCGGTCGGTTACGACGTCGAATGGCGCAAGGACAGTGGCAACTGGATCAAGGCGCAGCGCACGGGCACGACCAGCGTAGATATCGTCGGCATCTATGCGGGCGCCTACCTTGCCCGCGTACGGGCGATCAGCGCCTATGACATCTCCTCTATCTGGCGCACGTCTGTCCTCACTCAACTCAACGGCAAGGAAGGCTTGCCGCCGGCGGTGACATCGCTGACAGCGGCGCCGCTGATTTTCGGGATTCACCTCAACTGGGCTTTTCCGCCCGGAGCGGAAGACACCCAGCGCACCGAGATCTGGTACGGCCCCACGACAGACCTTGCTGCAGCCACCAAACTCACCGATCTGGCTTACCCGCAATCGCACTACAGCATGCAGGGGCTGCTGGGCGGTGTGACGTTCTTCTTCTGGGCCAGGCTCGTCGACCGCACGGGGAACATCGGCCCGTGGTACCCCGCCGAGCTTGGCGTGATGGGGCAGAGTAGTTCCGAAGCCGGGCCGATTCTCGACATGATCGCAGGACAGATCGGTGAATCGGAGCTGGGCCAGGACCTGCAGGAACAGATCGACAAGATTGAGGATTTGCAGGGCCAGATTGATGCGCTGGATGGCCTCAAAGCGTATGACCCTGATCGAACCTACGAAAAGGGTGAGATGGTCGTGGACGGAGGGCGCATCTACCAGGCCAGCGACGCTGTCCCCCTGGAAACTCCACCGCCCGATCCGATGCACTGGATCGACGTTGGCGGGAGTATCGAAACTGCAAACGGCCTCGCTCAGCAGGTCGCGAGCAACACCGCTGAAATCACGGAGCTTGACGGTGTCGTCAGGGCGCAGGCGAGCAGCTTGCAGGCTCTGCGCGCGGCGGTGCGCGATGACTCCGCCGAAGGGGACCTTACTGACGCCTTGGGCGGCTGGATCAGCACGGCGAGTATCGCCACCGAATCCAAAGTGGCGGCTAGCGCCCATGCCGCCATGGCGAAATCCGTCACTCAGTTGACAGCAACCGTCGGTGACAACTCGGCGCAAGTGACCAACTTGCAGCAAGTTGTCACTGATCACCAGTCGGCAACCGCGACCGCGATTCAGCAACTCAATGCATCGGTGGGCAACATTTCCTCGACGGTCGAGCAAACGAGTGAGGCTGTCGCAACGCTCGACGGTAAGGTCTCAGCTTCCTACTCCGTGAAGTTGCAAGTCAACGCCAACGGGCAATATGTGATGGCCGGTATCGGCATCGGGATCGAGAACACCGAAGCGGGACTGCAAAGCCAAATCCTGATGTCAGCCGATCGGTTCGCTCTGGTCAACAGCCTGGCGGGCGGGGGGATCTCAACGCCGTTTGTTGCTCAGGGAGGGCAGCTGTTTCTCGGCCCGACGTTCATTCAGGACGGCACAATCACCAACGCCAAGATCGGCAGCTTCATCAGCTCGACCAACTACACCGCGGGACAGCAGGGCTGGATTCTCAACAAAGACGGGACGCTGGAAATCAACGGCATCGTGCCGGGACAAGGGCGGTTGGTAATCAATGCGCAAAACGTGTCGGTCTTCGACGTCAATAACGTACTGCGTCTACGTCTCGGATATCTGGGGTAGCCAATGCCGTATGGGATGCGCATTTGGGGCCCAGACGGGTCCCTGCAATTAGACGAAAACTCTTTCACCTTGCGGGTCGTGCTTTCCCAAGTGGTGACCTTCAGCGGGACGCGGCAGGTCCAGACTTTTTCGGTACCGGGCTGCGGCCCGGACAACGCCAGTGCCGTCGTCATACCGATCGGGAACTATGGCGAGTACGACCGTCAGTTCGAAGTCGCCATGGGGAGCGGTGTCGTAGAGGTCGCTAACTGGATGCGGAACTGGAGCCCCGGGACTTTTACCGCATCTGGTTCCATGCGTCTGTTGGTCATGAGGTTTCGATGAGTTTCGGACTGAGCTTTAGCAACAACCAGAACACGGTGATTCTCGATTCAGAATTTTCTAGGCTGTGCATCATTTCAAGCGGCCGCTACTCGCCCACGCAAGAATCGGGGTTGGGATCGGTGACGGTTTTTCCACGAGCTGTTACATCGCAGGAGCCCCCGCTGGTGTTCATCCGGCCGGACACCTCGGGCGTTATGGGGGCGGCTGGGAAGATGTTTCTGACGGGATCGCCGGGCAACTGGACGGGGTTCTATGTTCGGGCATTCAGCACAAAAACTGCGGCTCCAAGTGGCCGGTACTTCGTGGCGGCCTTCACGGCGCAACCCGTCGCGACTTATGGCATGAGGCTGTGGGACGGACAGGGCAAGCTGCTGTACGACACCGGAACCCCTACTGCGCTGTTCACCCGTTCGTTCGCCAACTGGACGTACATCAAGTCAGAGCAGACGGCGACGACTTCCTACCGTAACTATTACCGGGTGGACTTCAACTTTCCGGAGAATGAATACCTGATGATCAACTCATTCGGCATGGGCTTGCTCGCTGGAAGCATTGTTGGCAGAGGCCTGTTTTCATTGTGGGACTTCGCCGGCGGCAACATGTGGGCGATCACAGAAGCTTTCGTTAATCCCCTCGATTTTCACCTACCTGCTGTATTCGCAAAAATGGCGGCTTAGCCGCGCCAACCGCCAATTTCTGAAGGATTGTCATATGCCCTGGTACAAGGCCGGGACGGTTTCGGTCGTCCAAAATTCGAACGCCGTGACTGGTGTCGAAACGTCTTTTATCGCTAACAGCCGGGTAGGGGATGCGTTTCTTGGGCCGGATGGCCATTGGTATGAAGTGACCAATATCGCTGGTGATACCGTCATGGCTATATCACCGAACTACCTCGGCGCATCAACCGTCGACGGCACGTACGCGATCGCGCCGATACAGGGTTACGTCAAGGATTCGGCTGACGCGTTGCGGGCGCTGGTAGTCCAGTTCGGCAGCACGCTTGCTGTGCTTGGGGTCTCCGGAACCCTCAGAGACGTACGCGCGGCTCTCGAACTTTCTGATACCGACGGTCTGCCGGAGGGCAGCGCTAACAAGTACTTCACCGACGAGAGAGTCCTTGCCTCATCGCTGAAGGGCCTGCCCAAGGACGATGCCTCCGCCGTGGTCGCAGAGGATGTACTTCTGACCGCAATCGGCAAGCTCCAGGCACAGCTCATGGAGCGCGTCGCCGAGATAGACGAGCTGGAGATGTCGGTAGCTGGCCGCGCGCTCAGCGGCAGCAATGTTGACATCACGTCTCTATCCGGACTGACCACTGCGCTGTCGGTTGCTCAAGGGGGGACCGGCGCAAGCAGTCCGGCCGACGCCTGCTTCCACATTGGTGCCGTGCAGAAAGGCGCTCAAAACGGTACTGCAGGCACCTACTTTGCGAGTGGCGCACCGCCTTCAATAGCTCACATTTCGGCCAGCGGTAACGACCGGAACACACCTGCTCTGTTCAGCAACGACGCAAACGAAGCCGCCTCGGCGGTCATTTCGTTTATCCGCGAGAACTCTTTTGGGGTGCATTTGGGACTGGATACCGACAATCAATTCAAGGTCGGTGGATGGTCGATGGGCCCGCATTCGCACCGGATTTATCACGAAGGCAATACCACCCGTGCCGCAGACGGCACGCTAAAGGCTATTTGATCATGACCTCACGCGCAGCAATCAACATCATCGGCGCCACCGGTGCCACATATGACCTCGTCTCCCTGGGCTCATCCGACGTCACTTCCTCGCGAGTCAGCAAAGGCGTCTACCAAGTAGCGGGCACTTTGGGACTGGTGCCGTATCCGCCCACCGACAGTGGCTGGGGTTACACCGTGAATCAGATGGACTTGGGCGCCGACGTGGACATTGCTTTTGAGGAGGGCATGCTCACGGTGACGGTGAGCAAAGGCGGTCTGCCTTACGACATCAAACACATGATCACTCTCCACATCCTGGTGCCCGATGGAATCCTAAGAAATGTAGGCAGCGCCCTGCCTGCAACCGGTGACGTCAGCGATATGGGGGGCGAGCTGTGAATCGCGGGGCAACAGACCAGGATCGAGCAATCCTGGCGCTCACGCTATGGGGCGAAGCTCGCGGGGAAGGGATGGCCGGGATGGTGGCCGTGGCATGGACGATCCGCAACCGTGTGAACGACGGCAAGGACAAGTCATGGTGGGGCGAGGGCTATGCAGGTGTTTGCCAGCGGCCGTATCAGTTCAGCTGCTGGAACGTGAACGATCCCAATTATCCGTATCTCGCCGGTGCTAAGCAGATCCCCACCGCCGAGTTCGCGAAATGCCAGCTGGCGGTGCAGCAGGTTACCGAGGGCCTAGTGCCTGACCCTACCGGTGGCGCAACGCACTACTACTCGACGTCGATGACCAAGCCCCCGAAGTGGGTGTCGGGCGCGACGCAAACGTTGCGTCTTGGCCACCACATCTTCTTCAAGGACGTGCCGTGACCGAAGCTCAGCTGAAACTGATCGGCGCCGCCATTATTGCGGCAGCACTCTTCACCGCCGGCGCTACCGTCGCTTGGGTTTGGCAGGCCAACGCATATGGGAAGGTCATCGCCGGGAACGAAGCCAGCCGTCAGGCTGATCTTGCCTCTATCGCAAACGCTGGAGCAGAACAAGCTCGCACGGCACTCGCCAAACAGCAGGACGCCGAGAGGCGCCTCGCCGTCTTGGACCAGACCGCAACCGAAGAGAAGGTGAAAGCCAATGCTGAAAGCGAAACTCTGCGCCGTGCTGTTGCTGATGGGACTCGTCGGCTGCGCATCGCGGGAAGTTGTAGTGCGGGTGGCGGGAACGTGCCCGGTGCCACCAGCACCGCCGGTGTGGGTGATGCAGGCTCCGTCGAACTCGCTGCAGCAACTGGACGATCTGTTTTTGATATCCGCGCCGGGATCATTGCTGATCAAGCAGCCCTGAGGGCTGCTCAGTCGTACATCAGTGACGTGTGCCTTCAATAACATCCGGGCTGATTCGGAGGTGTGCCATTGCAGGGGATGGTTCCTGCTCTGTGTATGCCCCGATAATCGCCTTGGCTAAAGTGGTTACATCCGGACAGCGCAGCAACCGCAATGACCAGTAAAGCTAGAAACCTAAGATTCATCGTGTTCTCCCTGAAAATTTGGGCTGGATGATAAATGAAATAGGCGCCAGTGAGCATCGTTCGGCAAGCCCATGGATCCGCTCTCCGAGACTGATTCTCCGATCATTTTATCGATTCTTCCAAGGGCTCAATCAACAGCGACCCCTGATTCCTCACGTTTCCGACATCCTTGCTCACTTCGAACCAGGTGAATTCCTCAGTCGGCCTGCAGCACTCCTTTGCGATCTCGGCGGCGCGCTCTGGCGTCGTTTCGGGATCCACCCATTCCCGGGCGTGTTCTGGGCTCAGCACCACCGGCCGGCGATCATGAATGTCGACCATGCCGTGATCGCTGTCGGCGGTGATGATTACGAAACCGTCCTGCGGGTCCGGCTCAAGCCCCTGATGCACTTCCGCCAGCGCGGCGAAGAACATCGGGCCTTCCTCTTTCAGCCTGATAAAGTACGGCTGCTTCTTCTTCGGGTCGTTTGGATCCTTCACCCATTCAAACCAGCCGTTGGCCGGGGCCAGGGCTCGCCCGTTCGGCCATAGTTGCTTGAAGTACTTCCCCGACATTACCGTCTCGACTCTGGCATTGATCGGAGCGGGGCGTTTCCCTTCACCCTTCGCCCAAAATGGCGACCATCCCCAGCGCACCTTGTCTACGCTCAGCCCTCCCTCCGTTGGTCTGATGACCTCCACGCGAGTTGTCGGCGCGACGTTATAGCGCTCGATCGGCCAAAGGTCGTATCCATTTATAACCAGCTGCTCTGGCGCAAGCTCCTTGAGGTAGTGGTCCATTGGCTCGTAGATCGAGTAGCGCCCGCACATAGGGTCACCTGTCGCAAATTGGCTTATACAGTGTTGACCACGGCCGCACCGCTTAGTTAACTGTACGCATATACAGTATCAACAAGCGAAGCATTCCCATGTACGTCCTTATCACCCCACGCCGCCAGATGGGCGTTGCCGTCCCGAAAGATCAGCTCAGCAAGATCCCTCCGCTTAGAGGCGACGTGCAGATTGTTGAGTCTCAGTGCCCTGCGCTTGGTCGCATTACCCGGGAAGCCTTCATCTTGAACAGCGTCAGCCATGCCCGGGATGCTTTGCCGCGGCTGTTGGATGCCAGTGTGACGAGCATGGGTACCCAAGGTCTGATTATCTCTGGCCTTGAGCAGGTGGAGGAGGCGTTCTACTTCCAGTCTTGGTGGTGCCGCTTTGAATGACGACTCGGTTACCGACCACCTCGACATCTCGCTCGATCAGTTCCTGAACATCCGCGCGCCAGGCACTTACCTGGTGAAAGTCGAACGCGACAGTATGGAGGGGGCGGGCATCTTCTGTGGTGATCTGCTGATCGTGGATAAGGGGATCGACGCCACGGCCGGGCAGGTCATCATCGGCGTCGTCAACCAGCAACCGCTGGTCAAGTACCTTGCCTTCGTGGGTAGCCACCCAGTGTTGCGTTCGGCCAATCGCAAGTATCCCGACCGCTTCATCATGGAAGGGGACTATTTCGACATCTGGGGTGTGGTCACGCACAGCATTCGTGATCACGCGAGGAATTGAACATGAACCACGAAGAACGGGAGCTTTATCCCGATGCGGCTCACTGGCTCGTTACCGAAGAGCTGCCATACCGGACCGGACTTGATGGGTCTGGAAGCAAGAGGAATTTGTGATTGCGGCAGTACGCCGTGATGGGTATCGGGGCGTCGTGGCTAGAGCCGCGTAGTCCAGATCGATTGCGGATAACTTCGATCAGTGACCAGTTATGGTGTTTTTTGTACGTGCAATTGTACGTTGGGCGTAAAAATAAGGCCCGCATTTCTGCGAGCACTTGGTTTTTTTAGTGTCGACCCCAGGAATTACTGATTGCGGGGTAGCCACGCAGTCAATCAATTAATCGATTTTGCTTTTATTATGCTAAATATTGTATTGGCGACATATGGCATCCGCACGAGTTCGGAGAATGCCATTTCCAGCTCTTCTACGGTCTTGCAAACAAATTTGTTTTGTGGCGTGTCCAGTAGAACTGGAAAGCCGTTTTCGGAATTTACAATAATGGTGGCTATTCGAGACGCTCTCCCTTCTACTTGCGCTGAGGCAACCTCAATATCGCTAACTTCATTGCCGAACGTAGCCTCTGCATGTCTTTTATTTTTAGTGAACAGTAGCACAGCACTTCGATCTGTTCCTTCATAGAGCATGTTGGCTATGTGCTCTATCTTATCATCAATTTCCTGCTTGTTGAGCTGAATCCGTTCAGCCATACTCAGCCCGGCTGCAAGGGCGGATTTGAAATCAATCATAGTGTTTTGTCACCCTTCCGTAGATTGGTAAGTGGTCAAATTTGTTAAAAAAGCTAGTGCTTAAATATGCGTCTTCTTGGTAGTTATAGACGCTGGTTTTTTCCTCGTCCAGGTGCCACGTACTATGGCCCATAAAAGCCGATGATACGATAATTTGATCGAACGTGAACCATTTTGTAACGTGTGAGCTGGATTTGTAATAATAAGTTCCATGACAGGGGGATGTTTTAACATGTCGTTTATATGGCTCAATTCCGCCCAGGTTACGCCAGAATGGGTTGTACATTATATAGGGCTTGTCGATTACCACGCGTCTATCACGAGTCGCTACCAACTTGTCATAAATGGGTTTGTCAAATGGCTCGTTGTTGTAATCACCCATCAATATTATTTTGGCATCGTAACCATCCTCATTAAAAATCGAGTCAATGTCAGCTCTTAATGCGTACCCCAGCTCGTCCCTGCCTAAGTCGGGGCGAGACATTTGGCTTGGCCAATGAGAAATATAAAAGTAAAATACTTCGCCGCTTTCGATAGCTATAAATTCGACCTTGACTGCCACTCGCAGGCTGCCAGAGTAATGAGGATGTACTATGTTTTGGCTTTTGATAAATCGTAATTTACTAAGTCGATAAAATATTGCGATATCGAAGATGATCCGCCCTTCTTTTCCGGTAATACTCAGCGAAGCGAATCCGGACGACTCAAAAGAGGCGTCAACAGTACGCACGAATGAGTCAGAGACTTCGCCAAAAGCGATCAGATCGATACTCATTAAATCGTTCAAGTGGCAGAACCCAAACCAAGGGCGTAAGGTGGATGCCGCATTCGGCTCTTTGGCAGATGCAATCGGAGGCTTGAGCCCCACGTTCCACCAAGCGAACGTAATGTTCATAAACTCTTCCATTATCCAGCTCAACTCGGCTAGGTAAGTTCAGGCAATCTTAGGTCCCAACTTCCGAAAACAAGCTCGCTCTGAGGGCTTCTTTCATGTTTTTTTGATGCTGTGATTACTAAGGCCATTTTGGGCCAGTGAGACCGTATCACACGGGCGCGAAGATACTTTCTCGATGCTTTAGCGACCTTCAGTTGCCCTCGTGCTCAACCTGAGTTGCTATTTGAATGCACTGCACGGTACGGCATTCGTCTTCTCGGCATGCATCATAACCGTCAACCACGAGTTGGTCACTTAGATCCTCGGTGGAAAAAGCGTAGGACGCACATCGGCTGCTCGGGCGCTTCATGTTCTAAGAAACAGGCTCGAAATCCAGTGAAGGGTTCGGTGTTGGTTACAGTCATCGGGCCAGGCGAGCGGTGAAGAATTTTCGGGGATTAGCTGGATTCAGTGCGGATCGGTACGGCATCGTGCACTATAAGGGTCCTTTAAAATCAACAGCTTAGAATAATCATCAAGCATGAGGATGGTACGGTCCAGCCATCAAAGTCAATGTACCCATACCGGATGCTCTATCCGTACTATTGCACGACAGTGCCCTCGGCGAAAGGGCCGATGGAGGCGGCTGGGCGGCTTCGAAGGGATGAAGAAACCGTTCCGCAATTTATTCGCGTCCCTTGAAAACCAAAGGCTGCACGGACGAAGAAAACGGCAAATTGAGGAACGAAAAAGTACCTAACCTATTGAAAAACATAGCTTTACTTTCGGACTTAAAATCCGTCGTCCGAAAGGATGTGCCGGTTCGACTCCGGCTCGGGGCACCATTCAAAATCAGGCGCTTACGGAGCAATCCGAAGCGCCTTTTTTGTGTCCGGGTTTCCGCAATCCTCCAGCATTGGCGCAATCCCCGCCTAGCTCAGCCGCAACAAAGCGCCACCGCGCGGTTGACCCAGACATCTCCGAGTCCAAACCCCGCATCGGGCGGTGCTCTCAAACCTCGTGTTCGCCAGCAAGCCGGCTCCTACAGGGCGGCGTACTGATCAATCAACGCCAGACGCGGCACGAGGGTGCCTGGCCGGAGTATTGCGCCGGGAGCAATCACTGCATTCGCACCAATCTTGCAGCCGTCACCGATCAGTGCCCCGAATTTCCTCACGCCGGTCTCGATAACACTGCCTTCAAAGAGGATTCGGATCGGGGCACCGTCCAGTTCGTTACGGTAATTGGCCACAATGGCACCCGCCTCGATATTCACCCGCTCGCCGATGATGGAGTCGCCGACGAAGTTGAAATGGGCGAGTTTGCTCCCGTCCAGCATGAAGCTGCTTTTGATTTCGCAGCTTGGACCCACAATGCAGTCGTTACCCAAGTAAACGCCGCCACGCAAGTAGGCGCCTGCCGCTACGAACGATCGTTCCCCGATGATGACCGGGCCTTTGAGCACCGCGCCTGCCTCCACCACGGCGGTTTCGTGGATGGCGCTGTCGCCGACGCGGCGGAAGCCCGGTCCCAGGTTCGGCATCAACGCCTGTACCTGACGTTCGCAGTCCTGGGTGACAAGCCAGGCAATCACGCCCTGTGAGCCCGTCGCGGACCAGCCGGCAACAAAGACGCCAATTTCGGGGTTTTTCAT